TATGCACACTGGCTCTGGCGCTTTGCTAGAAAGCAAGAGGCATTGGATTATTTACTTACTCCTAACAATATGGCACCAGACTGGAAGAAGGCAGCCTTAGAATGGATGCAGCGCAGAATGGCTCGCAGTATGATTGCTAAAGGGGAGCTAGTCCATGGACGCTGACGATTATCAAGTTGCGGGTAACCATTATCGGGGAGGGGGTTACCAACACTGGAATCTGGTGCTTAGCTGTGACCTTGATTATCTGGCTGGGTGCTCTACAAAGTATGTGAGCCGCTGGCGTAAAAAGGATGGCTTGAAGGATTTACAAAAGAGTTTGCACTATTTGAATAAGCTGGAGGAATCACGGGCTAAACCTCTGGCGCGGCTTATGACGGTAGAGGAAATATTGCGTGAGGTAAATGCTTTCAGCGAAGCCAACAAACTGAGTGACCTAGAACGTAGCTACGTTCGTATGCTTAGTACGTGGCAGACCCGTGATGAGTTGAATATGGCGCGAGAGTTGCTCTTCTTGTTGTTGGATGAAGCTGAGGCGCTAGAGAAGGGTGCTAAGCCAGTTCCTCTCTGTGAGGAAAATCATTATTCTGAAAGGGCTGGAGAACCTCATGTTGATTGATCGTGAAGAATTTATAGCCGCGCTGACACAGCTTAAGCCTGCACTTGGCGTGAAGGGTGTAGTGCCTGAGCTAGCTCACGTCTGGTTTGAGAAGGGTACAGCCCAGGCTTACGATGGTGGCTTTGGCATTAAGATACCTTTCAAGACTGATTTGATTTGTGGAGTGCCTGGAACCACTCTCTTAGGCTTGCTCCAGACGTCTGCCTTAAAGCAGGCTACTCTTGAACCTAACGGTAAGGATGCTTTGCAGCTTAAGCTGGGCAAGTCACACAGCAAGCTGGCTACTCTGGCGGCCGACCGCAAGGTGTGGCCCTTCCCAATTAAGTTGCCCCAGAAGACAGACCCAACAGAACTCAACGAAGAATTCATTGAGGGTTTGCGCAAGACGCTCTTTATCAAGGCTTCTCCGGCTACGCGGGTTGAGCATTATGGTGTGATGGTGCACCATGTTAAGAATGATTTGCTGCTCTACAGCACAGATTCAGCTACCATGGTTCAGGTGATGGTTAAGGGGGCCGGTAAGGCGGCAGGCTTTGAGCGTACACTATTCCCGCGTGACTTTGCGGAGCAACTCGTAGCCCAGGCTCCAGCAGGAGCAACTCTCTACACGCCGGAGGACTGCTTCATAGCTGAAGCGGAGGGTATCTCTCTCTATTCAAACTTGTTGGATATATCCTCAGCGGACGACATTGGGGCTATCGTGGACCGGAACCTAGACCGTCACCCAGAAGAGGTACCCCTGCCTGCAGGCTTAGAGGGCGCACTGGCACGGGCTGAGATATTGGCAGGTACACAGCAGCCTGACATTGAAGCCTCCATAGAGAAAGGTGTTCTAAAGTTGAGTGGGGATTATGCTCTGGGTACATTGCAGGAAAGTCTGCCGCTAGAGGGTAAGCATCCGGACGCCAAGATACGGTTACGGGCAGGACTAATTCGTCGTGCCCTCGTTCATGCCGATAGTTTCTCATTGACCAAGGAGTCTTTGTTGTTGTGTGGAACGCCGGGATTTGTCTATTTGGTAGCATCGTTATAACGTAGCCCGTGTCTTCATTTCTATCACAGCAAGCCCCCGTCAATTTGCGCAATGCTAGTGATCTGGCTTTGTTGCATCAGATGGAATGTCGTGCTTGTCCATTGAATAACACAGTGGGAGGCAAGATGGCTCCTACTGGGGCTGTGCGCCCCCTCGTATATATTTTGGGAGAAGGTCCCGGTGAAGCAGAAATTGATGAGCAACAGCAGTTTGTTGGGGAATCAGGCCAACTCCTGAGGGCGCATATTCCTCGTCGTTTCAAGGATCAAATCAGATTTAACAATGTTGTGCGTTCACGGCCACCGGGTAATGCTACGCCAGACCGTATTGAAATAGAATGTTGCCGTCCGAGCGTGGTTAAGGACATAGAGCGGTCCAAGCCCAAGATTATTCTAGGCTTCGGAAATGTGCCTCTAGAGTGGGTCTCAGGTTTTAATGGGATAACGCTCTGGCGTGGACGACGCATGCCGGTTAAGGTAGGCAGCCACACGTGCTGGTACTACCCTATGCTGCATCCATCCTACTTATTGCGCCAGCGCCGTAATGATGGCGTAGGTTCTGAAGAAGAACGCATGTTCAAGTTTGACATGAAACGTGCGTTTGACGAAGTAGAAACGCTGCCCGAGCCAATAGTGCACTCGCACGTAGATGTTAGGCAGGGTGTAGAAATAATTGTTGAGGGTGGCGTTAGAGGAATTAATCGGGTTAGGGATGTATTAGCTTGGGCAACTGAGCAGCCAGTCATTGGAATAGACTATGAAACAAACGGAATTAGACCATATTTTGCAGGCGCTAAGGTGTTAAGTGCAGCAATAGCAACTGGTGAACGTGCTGTAGCTTTCCCTTTTGACCACCCTGAGTCCCAGTGGAATCTAGATGAGCGGGATCAAGTATGTAACCTCTGGCGGAACTTTATTTTCAAAGCTAAAGGTGTCAAGGCAGTTCACAATCTTGCCTTCGAGTTAGAGTGGTCTGGGCATAAGTTTGGGCAGGATTTAATTAGAGCAGGTACCTGGGAAGACACTGCTACGCAAGCGTGCATTCTGGACGAACGTGCGGGCAACAAAAAGGCCGGACCGTTCTCATTAGAATTTTTAGTACAGCAGTACTTCGGCTTCAACCTTAAGAAGCTAGCGGGGGTTGATCGTAAGAAACTTGCTGAAACGCCTATTGAAGCTGTACTGCAATATAATGCGCCAGATGCTAGGTACCATGCGTTGCTTTGGGAAAAGCAAGCAGAGCGTATTAAGGCGGAGGGACTAGAGGAGCCTTATGAGTTAGGACTTCGGCGCGTACCAACGGTAATTCTATCCCAACTTAGGGGTGTGCCTGTTGATCAGAAGGAAGCTAAGCGGCTCCAGAATAAGTACGAGGGGCAGATAGAGACTACTGAGAATTTGATAGCTGCGCTGCCAGTTGCTCAGGAGTTTAAGCGTAAGAAGGGTCAAACATTTAATGCATTCTCTAATAAGGATGTCCTCTACGTGTTTAAGGATATGCTTCATCGCAGTGAGATTTTAGTTGAAGACAAGTATACGAAGAAACGTCATTACTCTGCTGACGAGGGTGTGTTAGAAACGATTGATCATCCTTTGGCTAAATTGTTGGTGAAGCTGCGTAAGGCTAATAAGCGCAAGGCAACGTATATTGACCCTCTTTGTTCAGATCATGAAGAGACGCTGATTTTCCCCGATGGGCTTCTCCACGCACAATTTAATACGTTCTTTGCATCCACTGGAAGATTATCATGTGAGTCTCCGAATTTGCAGAACTTCCCGAAAAGGGATAGTGGTGTTGAGGGTGAGCGTAAGGATGAAGCACGTGAGGTTCGCAAACAAATTGTTGCTCCCCCAGGACATGTGATTCTTGCATTTGATGCGGGACAAATCGAGGCCCGCGTCATCGCCATGTTTACGAAGGACAAGCAGTTTTGTAAGGCACTCTGGGAACGATACGATGTTCATATGGAATGGGCTGAGCGGTTAGCACGAGCATACCCCGCACGGGTGGGGGGGAAGAAGAATCTAACTGATAAAACGGTGATGAAGGCTTTTCGTACTGACATTAAGAATCAGTTTACGTTTCCGTTATTCTTCGGGGCACGTTTGGAGTCTGCTGCAGGATACCTAAATATTCCACCCCATATTTTGAAGCCCCATTATGATGAATTTTGGCGGCAGTTTTCTGGTGTTCGAGAATGGCAAGAGCAGCAACTAGAGTTCTACCACGAGTATGGCTATGTCGAGTGCTTAACTGGTCGGCGTAGGCACGGTCCTCTGAGTGTGAATATGGTGTATAATACACCAGTTCAAGGAACTGCAGCTGAAATAGTTATGGACATGATGGGCAGGCTTAGTGAGGGTGGTGACCCAGAATTACAACCGGAAATAAATATCCATGATGATCTTACATGGCTTCGGGTTCCTGAGAAGCGAGTAGATGATATAGCTGAGAAAATACTAAACATTATGTTGGATGTTCCATTTGATTGGGTTAACGTGCCAATTACTGTTGAAGGTAGTGTAGGAGCAAATTGGCTTGAAATGTCAGAATTTGGTGTATTTAGTTCGGATACTTGGTTCAAATGAGAAAGCGCGGCCCATATAAATTTGGACTTTCAGCCGAAGAACGGTTGCTTTGGCGGTGGTTTCAAAAACATCGCATTCGTTCGTTAGATAGAGGGATTGAATTTTTGCTTACATTTGAGGAATGGCTTAAAATTTGGACTGATTCGGGTCATTTGTATGAGCGCGGGCAGGGTAAAGAAAAGTATTGTATGGCTCGGTATAAGGATAAGGGTCCTTACGCTGTTGGAAATGTACGCATCTGCAAGAACCGTGAAAATCAAGAAGAGCTTTTGGCAAACCCTGAAAAGCTGGTTGAAATTGGTTCTGCTATGCGGGGGAAGAAACATCGGATTGATACCCGAAAAAGAATGAGTCGCTCTAAGCGTGGAAATCAAAATGCAAAGGGGATGAAACATTCAGCGGAAACTAAAGAAATTATTGGGGCGAAGTCTGCAGCAAACTGGGTGGACCCTGTTTATGCTGCTCATGGTTCTGAAGTAATGCTTTCTCTCTGGGAGGATCCACAGTACCGCGCAAAAGTGAGTGCTGGTCACCAAAAAGCTTGGGATAATCCTGAGCGACGCAGGGCTGCTAGTGAGCGTATGCGTGTGAGGAATCAACAGCGTAGGGAAGCTAAGTGTCCAACTCCTTAATCAATAAATATCGGCCAACTCAATTCTCTGAAGTCGTAGGCCACGACGCTGTTGTGCGTTCATTACAGGCTGTCCTTAAGCGCGGTTCTAGTAAGACCTTTCTATTTACTGGTCCTAGTGGGACGGGCAAAACGACTCTTGCACGTATCGTGGCTAGTGCGGTTGGCTGTGTCCCAGCGGATTTATTAGCCATAGATGCCGTAACGTACACAGGCGTAGATGATATGCGGGCTGTCACTGCTAATTTGATCTATAAACCTCTTGGTGAGGGAGCAGTGAAGGCTATCATCGTTGATGAGTTTCAAGGCTTGAGTAAAGCTGCCCTTCAGTCTCTACTCAAGATTTTAGAGGAACCACCCGCTTGGGTTTGGTGGTTTTTATGTACAACAGAGCCAACTCGCATTCCAGTAAATATTCTGACGCGTTGCACACGTTACGACCTTAAGCCTGTAAGTGTGAGCATTCTTGGTGATTTGCTAGAAAGCATTGTCGAGCAGGAAAAGCTAGCTTCTATTGATGGTAGAATTATTGATTTGTGTGCAAAGGAAGCGAATGGATCCCCGCGTCAAGCCATAGCCAATTTGACGGCTTGTTCTGCCGCTAAGAACTATGCAGAGGCTCAGGAATTGCTTCGTTCAGCAATTGAGAGTGAAGAAGCTGTAAATCTAGCTCGTGCGTTAGTTAAAGGGGCACAATGGGAAGAAGTTTGGAGAATTGTTAATGGCTTGCAAAATATCAACCCGGAATCGGTTCGTCATGTGGTGCGGGCGTATGTCTTACGAGTAGCTTTGAATGCTAAGAGTGAGGCGGCAGCTGGGCGTGGTCTGGAGATACTTGACGCATTCAGCGAACCGTTTAATTCGTCAGATGGTCTAGCGCCATTGTTGTTAGCTTGTGGGAGGGTTTTGTTACAATGAGCATGCTAGAGCACTATCGCAATAATCTTGCCATTGATAGGGATGATCTCGACACTTGCCTAATGCGCCAGCCGGAAGTTTATTACGGAGTGGCTCAAAACGTCGCACTGTCAAATGCAGAACGCGACGCCTGTAAGCTTGACCTTGAGGAGTTGCAGGCGCAACTTGATCAGGATATTCGGGCTGAGGCTTTGCGTAAGGATGAGAAGCTTACTGAGACTTCCCTCCAGAATCGCCTTAAGACCCTCCCTAAGATGCAGGATATTCAGAGGGAGTTTCTCAAGAAGCGTCAGGAGGCTGAAAGCTGGCAGGTGCTTAAGGAGGCTTTTCAGCAGAGATCATTCATGTTACGGGAATTGGTGGCCCTCTATATTGCTCAGCGTCATGACGCGGCTATGGAAGGGGGTGCTGGTCAAGCGAGGGCTAGTTTAACGGCTGATAAGGCAGATCAGAACCGGGCTGCGGCAGGAGCAATCCGGCGTGTTAAGCGGGCCACTGTGTAGTATGGTTACTGCAAGGAATTGAAATGTTTTCTAGTGCTACTCTTGGAACAAGTCTAAGCTGGTTGGCGGGTGCTGTATTGCTCGTCATTCTTGCTTATGCAGTGACACGTGCGGCGAGCTTTGCACACTTCCGCACTAAGCTTGAGTATCTGCGAAGTGTGCTCAGAGAAATAAATAGAGGAGGAGGTCGTAATGGCCAAGGGTAAATTCGTGTATCGTGGTACTGCCCGTACGGTGGAGTCCGTCGTGCGCAAGTCAAAGCAGGCGGGTGGGCTTTACGACAGTTATCTCGCAGCGGAAATGCAGATGTACAAGCCGAAGGAAGGCGAGGCCTGCGTACGCATTCTGCCTCCTACCTGGGATGACGTCGAGAAGTGGGGTGACGGCTGGGAAATTGGCGTCTATATCCACTACTCCGTTGGTCCGGACAACGGCACCTACCTCTGCCTAGATAAGATGAAGGGCGAGCCTTGCCCGGTGTGCGAAGCTAGGCGTCAGATTACGGATCAGGATGAAGCTGACCAGCTTAAGCCGGGTTATCGCTGTCTGGCCTGGGTAATTGACCGCGATAATGAGAAGGCTGGTCCTATGATCTGGTCCATGCCGGTCTCCCTTTTCCGGGATATCAATGCGCGTTCGGTAGACAAGAAGTCCAATGCGCCTATTCTGATTGACGATCCGGAGGAGGGCTACGACATCATCTACAACCGGGAAGGTACTGGCCTCAAGACCAAGTACACGGCTGTTGAGGTCTCGCGGGAGCCGTCGCCCTTACATGACAATGAGAAGCTGCAGGCGCGCTGGCTGGAGTACATTACGGAACATCCCCTACCGGAGGTGCTTAATTTCTATGATGCTGAACACATCGAGAAGGTGTTGTTCGGAAAGACTGACCGTCGCAAGGATGCAGAAGAAGAGACGGAAGCAGAGCCGGAGACGAGGCCTTCTCGTCGTGGGCGTGCAGAGCCAGTAGAGGAGGTCGTAGAGGAGGAGGCTCCCCGTGGTGGCCATAGGGCTAGCCGTGCTGAGCCAGAGGTTGAGGATCGCCCTACCCGTGGTGGCCGCCATTCGCGTGGTGGCGCGGCGGAGGAGACAGAGGAAGAACCCCCTTTTGAGGAGAACTCTCGTACAGCCCGTCGCAGGGCCTTATTGGACGAGGGTGACGCACCAGAGGAAGGGGAGACCCAGACAAGGCCCCGTACTCGGCCAGAGACGGATGCAGAGGATGAGACGCCTGTTAAGGCTGCCCGTCGTAGCCTCGAAAGGCTTAAACCAACTGGACGGCGTTCCTAGCGCCTATGAAACGGGTGAGACTGAACGGGTCGGTTAAGCGTCAGGGCGGGAACGACTATTTCCCAGTCCTGACGCCTGGTGTTGAATGCATCCCAACGGGTTGTGCTCTCTTAGATTGCGTACTGGGAGGAGGCTGGGCACGACGACGTATTGTAAATGTTGTTGGCGATAAGAGCGTCGGAAAGTCGCTACTCGCGATTGAAGCCTGCGCCAACTTTGCCCATCTAGAACCGAAGGGCAAGATCTTCTATCGGGAGGCTGAAGCAGCATTTGACGAGCCTTACGCTGAGGGTCTTGGGTTGCCACTTAAGCGGGTGGACTTCGGACCGGAAGGTATAGATACGGTTTGGGATACCGTTGAAGACATATTTGAGGATCTAGATGCCAAACTGGCAGAGTGCGAAAAGAATAAGACCCCAGGACTGTATATCGTAGACTCGCTGGACGCTTTGACGTCGCGAGCGGAACTCGGGCGTAAGCCTGGTGAAGCTACTTTCGGGTTAGAAAAACAGAAGATGATGGGCAAGTTATTCCGGCAGCTAACCCGCCGCATCAAATCTGCTGATATGTGTGTGATGATCATATCCCAGGTTCGCGATAAGATAGGCGTGGTGTTTGGGGAGAAGCATACCCGCACAGGGGGCAAGGCCCTCGATTTCTATGCCAGCCAGATACTCTGGCTCAGTCATATACAGAAGCTAACTCGCACGGTTGGCAACGTTAAGCGTACCACGGCTGTTCGCATTAAGGCTCAGTGCAAGAAGAACAAGGTATCGCTGCCTTTCCGAGAGTGCCTCTTTGAAATTGAATTTGGGTTTGGGATGCGTGACGCTGAGGCTTCCTTAGCGTGGTTAGAGGAGGTCAAGGCGCTAGGAAAGCTGGGTACAAAGGACCCTGGAGCCTTCCTGACGCATTTAGATAAGCTGTCGGGGGTTGAGCTAGCCAAGGAGCAGGAACGCTTGCGAGCGGTTGTTATAGCGGCTTGGCAGGAGGTAGAAGGACGGTTTGCTCCTACTCGTAAGAAGTACGGGCAATAGCAGCAAACTTTTAACTGCTTCTCTGCATTACCTTTACCCAGACGCATCAAACGCTTATGCTCTCGGGCATGTTTGGGAATCCTTTCTGGGTAGCCGTGAAGACAAAGCCACAGCGGGAGCAGTGGGCTGCAGATAATGTAGCTAATCAAGGCTACGAGTTTTATTTGCCTCTTACAGAGGCTCTTACTAAGCCTAAGCCTAAGAAACCTTGCTTAGTTCCTAAGCCCCAATACTTATTCCCACGCTACCTTTTTGTACAGACAGAGGGACCCTGGCGGTTCCTTCTAGGAACACGTGGGGTCATGAGTGTGATTATGTGCGGGCAGCGCCCTGCAGTTATGCTCCCAAGAGAAATTGACGAATTACGTGCACGCGAAAATACTGAGGGATTGATCGTGTTGGAAGATAAGGAACAGTTTCGTTTTAATAATGGTGACAAAGTACGAGTTATCTCAGGACCATTTAGTACTTATGAGGGACTTTATGACCGTGATCCCCAGAATAGAATAAGTGTACTGTTAGATGTATTGGGACGATATGTACCAGTGCCCCTTGATGAAGACGCCTTAGAAGCGGTATGATGCTCAAATGGTAGCCCGCGTAAAACTTAAGACCAAGCCCGCTAAACTCGAGAAGAAGCAATCTTATCCGGGGGCTAGGCGTGGGCCGAAGTCTACGTACCTCCCTCAATTTGCTAAGGTAGCCGGGGTACTGTGTTCGCGGGGTGCAACAAATGCGGACCTAGCAGACGCTTTTAGTGTTACCACAATGACCATCCAGAATTGGATGGGTATGTACCCAGAATTTGATGAAGCAGTAAGGCGGGGCAAGGCTGAGATATTTGACCCCAAGGTGGAGCGTGCTCTTGCCCAACGGGCGTTAGGCTACTCAGTAGACACTGAGGAAATACGTGTGCTTAAGGACGGCGAGGTTATTCGTGTGCCTGTCCGAAAGCATTATCCCCCAGAAACTCTTGCGTGTATTTTCTGGCTTAAGAACCGCAAGCCGGAGCAGTGGCGTGATGTGCAGAACCATCTACATTCAGGCAAGGTTGAGAATTTGACAGCAGCTGAGTTGTTGGCTGAGATACGGAAGGATGCTACTGAGTTGGGCATTCTTCCGGAGGCACTATTGCATGCTGGTGTTGTTCCGTCTGTAAAAGGCAATCGTTCAGGTAACGGATTGAGCAACGGCAATGGTGCAAACGGAAGGACTAAGCATTGATTCTAACTTACAAATATCGTCTGCTTCCTTCTAAGCGTCAGCATCGCGCGCTAGAAGAGATTCTAGAGGCGCAACGTATTTTATATAATTCTGCTTTAGAAGGTAGGATTTGGTACTATAAAAATACTCGGCAACTTCTTAGTCTTTTTGATCAGACAAAAGAGTTGACTATCTGCCGTCGAGAAATGCCAGAAATGGCGGCTATTCCTACAACAATTCAGCGTTGGACGCTGAAGCATCTTGACTGGGCTTATCGAGGATTTTTTCGTAGAATTCGCAAAGCGCACAAAACTCCTGGCTTTCCGCGTTTCAAAAGTTATTACCGGTGGCGGTCTTTTGGTTTTAACCAGACTGTTGGCAGTTTTCGTTTTGGAGACAACAACCATATTGGTTTTAAAGGCTTTCCAGGTTGGATTCGTATCCATTATCATAGACCTCTGCCTAAAAAGGCAGATGTTAAGTCTTGTAGCTTTACAAAGGATACTAAAGGTTGGTATATTACTTTTCAGATTAAGTTAATTGAAAAGACTAAATGTACGATTTCGTCTGCTGTTGGGATTGATCTTGGCTTAAAAGTTTTTGCTTATCAGTCTGATGGAGTAATTATTCCAAATCCAAGAGTAGCACGTAAGGCTGAAAAAGAAATGAGGAGGAGACAACGTGCTTTAGCGCGTTGTAAGAAAGGTTCTAAACGGCGAATAAAAGTGCGGGTTAGTTGTACAAGATTGAGTGCTTCAGTCACTAATGCTAGAAATACTTGGTTACATCAGCAGTCGGCTCGTATTGTTAGATCTTACGATCTAATTGCGGTTGAAGATTTGAATGTAAAAAATATGCTTCAAAATTCTACATTTGCACGTTCAATTTCGGATGCTTCTTGGTCGGGGTTTCTAACCTTTCTCGCTTACAAGGCTGAAAGAGCTGGTAAGTACTTAGTTAGGGTGGATCCTAAAAATACAACTAAAAAATGTTCTGGTTGCGGAGAGTTGGTTCCCAAGGCTATACTGGAGAGGACCCATTCTTGTCCTGAGTGTGGTCTAACTTTAGATAGGGACCATAATGCAGCTAGGAACATCTTAGCGGTCGTTGCGGATCGCGGAGAGCATAACGTGGCCCAGTGGGGCGAGCGTGCTCTCGGAAACCTCAGTTTGGCCTCTAGCCAAAGTTCGAGACGTAACCTTAGTCTTGCCGTTACTAAAACTAGCAACAAACATTAATGCGTGTGTTTAATTTAGGAGTTTGTTTTGAGGAATTCTCATGTTGATAAGCGCAGCAATCGCTACGCTGCAAGACAGTTCGTCAGTGATATTGAGTATGAACCAGTGGAGAGCTTAGCGATGGGTATCGAAACGAATGGCAACAGCGTGACAGAGCGTTCTCAGGGAACAGTGAAGTTCTTTAATGGTGAAAAAGGCTTTGGATTTGTACGTCGAGAGAATAATGCCCCGGACGTGTTTATTCATGCGAATGAATTGAAGCGGTCTGGCATTGAAGGTGGCGTAAAAACAGGTGACCGCCTTGAGTTTGATGTTACCGCCGTAGATGGGAAAGGTCCAAAAGCAAGTTCCATCAAGTTGATTGCAGCGGCTAAGTGAACGTCCTTCTTCATGACTGGCGTGGACCGCGCATGGTCGCCCTTAAATGGTTGTCACTAAGTTGGGACTGGGGATGTTGGCACTATCACATTGATCGCTGGGGCTGTGTCATAATGCTTTGGGTCTGGGAAAAGGACGAGCACCCCCTTGAAGATGTATAATGAGTGTTGCTGCCCCCGCCATTTCAAAGACCATCCCCGCTGAGCGCCTTACAGCATTCAGGGATAAGCTTGCGCGCTATGCCGTAGTGGAGGCTAAGGAGCGTTGCGAGGACTCTCTTATTGAGTTTCTGCAAGCTGCATGGCCTTACATAGATGCTTCTGCCTATCAGCCTTCATGGGCAATAGAAGCCATGTGCGACCACCTTGAGGCCGTGACATTAGGGCAGATCCCACGTCTACTAATCAACGTTCCACCCCGTTGTGCTAAGACTTCTTTGTGCTCCATTATTTACCCAGCATGGACTTGGGCTAGATCAGAAATATCCTTTCTGAGTGGCCGTCAAGTGCGGTTTCTGTGTGCTAGTTATGGCCATGCACTTTCCTTAGACAGTTCTAATAAGTCGCGGCGGCTATTGCAAAGCCCTTGGTACCAAAAACACTGGCCTGGTCAGATTACATTTCAGCCCGATCAAAATACCAAGATGCAATTTGACAATACAGCCGGTGGTTCACGCATAGCAACTTCTGTTGGGGGAAGTTTGCTCGGAATTGGCGGCGATATTTTGATAGCCGACGATTTGAATAATACTGAACAGGTGGAGTCTGAAGCTGAGCGGATGACAGTGGCTAATTTCTGGAATGAGTTCCACTCCACGCGCCTTAATGATCCAAAGCGGTCGGCTATTATTGCTATTCAACAGCGTTTGCATGAGCAGGATGTATCAGGACTAATTCTAGATAGTGATGAGGATTGGACGCATTTAATGATCCCCATGCGTCATGATGAGGCTCGTCATTGTGTTACCGTTAAGCTTCCTCAATATGACGACAACGAACCTTGGTCTGATCCACGTATTGATGAAGGTGAGTTGATGTGGCCTGAACGGTTTGGTGAGACTCAGGTGCGGTCTCTCGAAACTGCCCTTGGCCCATATATGGCAGCCGGTCGTCTTCAACAAAGCCCTACGCCGAAAGGTGGTGGTATTATTAAGCGTGAATGGTGGCAGCCTTGGGATCAACAGGAGGCCCAGCGTTATGGGTTAGAGTGGACCGGGGAGCGTAAGGAGTTTCCACAGTTTGAATTGGTAGTAGGATCACTCGATACTTCTTATGGCGAGAAGCAGGAGAATGACTACAATGCCTTGACGGTGTGGGGCGTCTGGATTGATCGTAATAAAAATAGACGTGCTATGTTGATGTTTGCCTGGGCTAAGCGGTTGCCCCTACACGGCAAGGTAATATCTGCGTTGCCTAATGAAGCCAAGGTCAATTTTGAGCAGCGCCAGCGAGAACAGTTTGGGTTAATTCAATGGGTTGCGGATACGGCAAAAAGGTATAAGATTCGACGGTTGCTGATTGAGAATAAGACGCGAGGGCGTGATGTGGCTAATGAGATCAACCGTCTTTATGCAAGAGAAAATTGGGGTGTAGAATTATTGGATCCGGTTGGGGATAAGGTGTCACGTACTCATTCAGTTGTGCCCTTGTTTACCGATAACGTGATTTGGGCACCGGATACAAAATGGGCAGATGCTGTAATTGCAAATAGTCAAAGTTTTCCGAAGGCTGCGCATGACGATTTGCACGATACCGTAACTCAGTTTCTCAATTGGTCCCGGGAGAACGGAATTTTGTTGAGGGGTGATGAGATGAGTGCTGCACTAGAAGACGAACAAGCGTATAAGCCGCCTCAAGATTCAGTAGCACGAATGTATGGGGTCTAGGTTATGAAGAAGCTTCCCTGGCGTGTGCGGGTTAGGTTAGTTGTAGAAGGTTGGGTAGATATAGAAGCCTCTACTGCAAGTATTGCAGAAGTAGAAGCGGCTAAGCTGCCTAATGTTATTTCTGTATTTAGGGCATCAGCTACTTTAGCAAATAAGGTGGCAGGAGCAGAAGCACCAGCCGGTGTGCAAGAAGATTTATTTTAGTTAGTGTTGAGTAGATCGATAATCCCAAGACCATGATGCGCGATATGGAAAACAACGGCGTGTAGTAGCCCCTTGGTTCCGCTGAATTTCATTCATCGCATTGATCTGAGTGAGCGTCACAATCGGCCTTTGATGTTGAAAGTTATAGGTTAGCGCGTTCAGTTGTCGAGATAGTGGCTCTTTGGGCGCTTACATGGCCCGAGATATTCCCAGCCGCGCCGTGCAAGTTCTTGTGGCGTAATCGGCTGTGCCTCTCCGATGCAATGCCACACATTTCCAAGCCACTCTGCTATTCCAGGCTTGCTTGATCGCTCAGAATGAAGCCAATGGTAGGCATCCATATTGAGCATGTCGGCGGGTGGCCAGGTTCCTGGCATCGTGTGCATTGCGGTTTTGCGCAGCGACATTTGGTGGCCTCTACTGTTCCAAAGCTTCACGCGCGATCTTGCGCATTTTCCACGTCTGAGGCTCATCAACAATCGCGGTGAGGACCGCTCGCAACCGCTGACATTCAACTATGGCGTCAGCGAGCGTCATTCGGCCATATCTGATCTGTGCTTCTGCGGCTTCCATTGCCCGTCCTCAGTTGTTCGGTTTGAATAAGCGGAATCCTGTGACAACTAATTGCCGCAACAAAAGTCGCAGCACGATTGATCGGGTTTGCAGTAGGCGCGGTTCGGTTTTTCCTCAGTCGGGCCACCCGCGTCGTTGTTCTCGATCAGGTCCGCTATGGCCTCAGCCTCAGTCGCCCCGGTGCCGGTCACGCCTTCCTCCATCCCGTCATAGTACGCCAGCCAATCAAAGCGGCGGATCGGGATCGGCGGATAGACATACTCGGTGACGATTTTCACGGCGGGCCTATTTCTCCAACGCGGCGATTGCCGCATCTGCATAAATAAAACACAGGTCGCAAGCCGCAACCGGATTGTGTGGGTAGGCGCGGCGCTGCTCAGGCGTGTTCATTGGCCACGGCTTCCCTTGGCAGTCGGGCCGCTTTGCCCAAATCGCTCGGGCGACCATTTCTCGCGGCGTGAACTTTGATTCCGTGCTCTCGTCGCCTGTTGCACTTGTAGTGTGCGAGGACAACATTTCCCTCTCCCATATGGCCTCCGTCGCGGCGACGCTTAACGTGCTCAAAGGTTGCAAAGTCTCGCGTTGGCATTCCGTTCGGACGGTGCTTGAGCTTCATTGGCTTCTGGCACCAGTGGCAAAGACTGCGTTGCTGGTCGAAAAGGCGCTGTCGCCAAGCATTCTTTCGTGCAGCAGTCGGAGACATTCCGTGCCTATTCTGACTTTGGAGGGGTGAGGAATTTTTCTAGGATGTAAGCCTCGATGGTTACGGAGGCGGCGGGAGAATATCCCCTGGCCTTGATCTCGATAGATTGGGTGCTGGACGGGTTTTGCAAAGCGGCCCGAACCACAGTTTTCAGCTTTTCATATTCTTCCTGCTCATAGCTCATGTTTGCGGGCCTAATCCTTCAACGCGGCTTCAACGTCCGCGAGCTTCTGTTCGACATGCGAAATCCAAGCATCGATGGCCTCAAGAACGGTTGGCTTCGGCTCGCAACTCCAGACCGTGCAGGCGCAAACTGGCTTGTCGGTTTTGGCCAGTCCGTCACAGACGATTGACGCAAGCCAATGGTCGCGCAGGACGCGGCGCAATGGGGTAAGGGCGGCTTTGTGCTTTTCCCATGCGGCGTCGATCATCTCGTTTTCATCGGGGGTTAAGGGGCGTTCCATTTCGGGCCTTTACTGACTGGCTAGAGGGTTGAAGATCGGCGGGTAGCTGCCGAGCGGCATTCCGGCGGCGGTAAGGCCAATGATTTCCCCATCGCGGTAGACGACTGACGGTTCCAGTTCCGACACCCACAAGCCGAGCAATGTACGTAATGTACATTCATCGCGCCGCATCTTGGCCTCGACAGCTTGCTCGATGATGCGTTTCACGGCGGCCTCTATTGACAAGTTTGGGGTTGGTTTTTGAGATAGCCTCTTACGTTCTCGGCGCGAGATCGGTAATCGTTAGCCTGCTCCATCAATTTTGCGGCTTGGACCTCAAGGCGCTTTGCGGCATCCTCTAGGTATTGAGCGCGAAACTGCCAATCCTCTCGTTCTGTCATGGCTGCGGCCTACTCTGACAATTCGCGCATGGCTATCATGGCGGCGCGGGCTAGGGTGCGAGCGTATCGCTGCGCACTTTCATCTTCCTCGGCCAGTCCGCAAACCGGCAAGGTGCTGCCCGTGTAGCGAGCGCGGTTGATCGCATTGGCAACCTTGTCCACGGCAGCATCGGTGATGGTCTGCATTGGCGGCCTCTATATCCAGATTGTTCAACGCATTTCGTCGTAGTCGAGAAAGTAGCTTTCGCCGCACACATCGCAGCGGTAGCGTTCGCCCTCAAAGCCGCCGCCGACTTCCTTGAGGTTTGGACACTGCGACCAGTGACCCAAGCCCTGCGGATGGTTCGGTATCGGCGTAAACACCGGCTCGCACCCCGCACTCTTTTTCGCTGGATCGCCTTTGATCGCCATCGGGGGGGGGGTAATCCTTCAATCGTGTCCGTGTTGTTTTTGGTACTCGGCAACTTGCCGAAGAATAGCGAACGCGCCATCCGATATGGATGTGCCGGGCCAAGACAAGAGTGCTGCCACCATCGCAAGACGGAAGCTTTCTGGCCCGTATAGGTCGGGGGCGATGCCGGGCTTACGCTTTTTCATCGGGGCTCCTTTGACAATCTGTTAGGCGTAGATAACGAGAGCGACTAGACCGACAAAAACAGCGGAGCAAAGTGCGGCGGTAAATGATCCTAGCGCCCATCCGTTCACGCGGAACGTCCAGTGACTTGTCGAGTAGTCCGCGATGCTGCTGATGGCCGCCGTCGCCACGCCTACCATTAAACTGCCGACGACCCAAACTATCCAGAGTTTTACAGGCAACGGCATGGCGGGCCTTATTTGACAAAATCGGTTAGGGACTTTTCCACTTCGGGCCGCGACATGATTGTGGGCTTCCCGTAGAGGATCGCTTCCGCATCAATAATTACGTCCCACATCGCGCTCATACTTCCTACCGTAGCTGCTTTGCGTCGGGCGCGGTTGATGTGATCGACTAATTCTTGATCGGTCATGGCTTGATAATCTGTTAAGCGACTCGATGGGGTACAGGTTTGGGCGGCGCGGCAGGTCCCGGCGGAATGCCGGTCACGTCAGCGACGGCAAGATTGATGGCCGCATGAATTTCGTATTCAAGCTGATCGCGCAGCAAACCCTTGGCATATCGGTCGGCCACTTTCTTCGCCTCGGCTTGCGCGTGGAATGCCATTGCTGCGGCCTCCACTAACTATCTAGACATACTGTGTTCCGAATTACGGAATAGCTTAAGCAACGTAGGTTACGCTTGATTTGTTAACCTGTAAAGCCTATTATCGTTAAATGGCTGTTGAAGACACCAGATCATACCTAAATCCATTGAAACCTAGTTGGAGTGAAGTCTCTCAACGAGAGAAGCTTACTGGAGAAATATACTGTGCAGATCAGCGCGAAGCATTATTGCGATCTTTACGAAAAGGCAGTGTTGTTGAGGTAGTAGAAACTTTCTTATTGGCTAAAACAGTTGGACGTGTTGATGTTAGAAAACGTGACTTGCTGGCAATTGTTGATCAAATTGAAAACCGAAAAGGAGTTATTCGAGAACTTGCTACAGGACATCAATCTAATATACCCAAGCAATGGCGTCAAATGCAGGCGCGGGCGTTTGCTCTTATTTCTAGTTCTGCACGAGGAAAGAACTCCGCAGTTAATGGTAAACAATCTAAAGGCAGGCCCCATAAAACATATCATGAAGACCAACTTTCTGTTATGGAAAAAGTTTGGTTTAGTCGGCGGTACAAGACAATTGCGGAACGTATGTCTTATCTAGGCGGAATTGGGATTAAGGTAAAACGTGGGTGGATGTATAGTCGTTTTGGAACCGTTGAAAATCCCCGAGTAAAACTTTAGGAGTTTGCCTTGCGCGCCATAGTCTGCGGAAGCCGCAACTACAAGAATTGGGAACTGCTTTATCGCGTTCTCGATGGCCTTGGAATTACCCACGTCATCGAAGGCGGCGCGCGTGGGGCGGATAGATTGGCGAGGGAGTGGGCACAGTCTCGGCTCATTCCTATGACGACATTTGATGCGAATTGGGACACTCACGGGAAAGTCGCAGGACAGATTCGCAATCAGCAAATGCTCGATGAAGGAAAGCCTGAATTAGTGGTGGCCTTCCCCTTGGAGAAAAGCAGCGGAACATGGGATATGGTTCGCAAGGCCAGAGCCGCTGGCGTCAAAGTTGAACTGGTTGAATAATTAGGAGCGCACCGTGCATACTTGGAACCCACCCGTAGAAATGACAACAACCGCGCCGCAGGGCGTGACAGAATTAAAAACCATCATGCGCGACGATAATAAAATGGTAGGCGTAACAAAACTTGGCCGTACCATTCGTTCTGCCCTGTCCGAACTACGCGAAATCCACACCGATCTACCTTTTGCGATATTGACCGTAATTTTATCTGATGAACTGAATAAATAGGAGATTTTAGATGGCATGGAAATGTAAGGAATGCGGGAAGCATAGCGGCGGGCCGTACTGCGATGAATGTGGAGCGCCACCGTCCTGCAAATCAGGCAAGAGATAAAGGAGTTTGCATGACGATAGACAGCACGATGGTTCCGGCGGGTGGCACTCGCAAGGGCGATAAGGTTTACGACGCGCGAGGCCGACTGATTGAAATCTATGAGGGCGAGTGGCGCGTCGTGGTTGATGGTGGCCGGTCAGGCTGGTGGCGTTTCAACGAACACTACGACCGCGACGGCTACTGCGACAATCCCGCCCGTGGGTACTGAATATAGAGGAGATTTTCGTGTCTGCATTGGATGCGCGCCAACAGGCTTTCCGAGAAATGGATCGGGGGGTGTTCAACATCCTCAAACTGGCGCTCGCCTATGACATGACCGATGATCTGTTTATCCAAGTCGCACACGACATTAGAACCACGCTGCCGCCGAACGCCCGCAAGGAGATGCTGGCCTACACAAAAGAGATTGAGATTTTTGTGAGTGGCCGCCAATGGCAGAGGGGATGGTGGTTTTGCAAAAAGACAACTTGGAAGCACATCAATGCCGAGATCACCTTCAATCCGTACAAGGCAAGTTTGAGTTGCTGGACTGATCCAAAAGAACCGGGCGGAATTGTCTGCTTTCAATAGTCACAAGAGGAGAATTGGCGTGCTTATCGACGATCCCAACAGTGCGAGCGGCAAGCGCGTCATCGCGGACAACCCAGGCTGCATGGCACCAGACGGCGGCGAATGCTGTCCTCAATATCTAGCCCTCTCGCAAGAAAACGAGAGGATGCGTGAAATTCTAATTTGGCTTGATCGAGTTGGCGGACTTGGACTGGAAACTCATGGGCGCATTCGCAAGGCGCTCGGTTTCAAATCCGCTGCTGACGATTGAATATAGAGGAGCAAACGAATGTCTGACCTTGAGGACGGTCTAGTCGCCGCAAAAAAGGCTTTGATTGATTGTGGTTTCTGTGGTGCTGGTGAACATGGCGCAGGCGATCCTGAGATTAACTCCATCGATAGGGTTATTGGTGCGCTGCGTTCTGGTCGTCGCACAGCAACACTTGAAATGATGGGTTTCCCAGATGCGGCATCTTTTGCAAAAGACCCAACTCAATGAGTGTGCCAATGGCCGTCAAGGTAGTCTGGGTGCTTACGTCGATTTGGTCGGTTCACAATGCTCCTGAGCATCACTATCTACAGTTCGCTTCTCACGACGAATGTAGAGACGCTGCAATTCAAGCAATCGAAGTGGGCGGCGCAAAGTTTGCGTTCTGCACTGAGGGATACGCGACGCCACTTCAATATCTGCCGTATGAACGCTGAATAAATAGGAGATTGTCGTGTCACCTGGCGAGAAGCGGCGGCGTAAAGCAAAGCGAGAGCGCGAGCAAGCAGCCTATGCCGCCGCAGTATCAGCGTTGCCGACCGGCTCTTGCTGTTGCAACTGCGCTCATCGCGGTACGATGCCACTTTCGCGCAAACCGATCTGCACGCTCGACAGCGATTTTGCCGGCTACACAGTGGTTGAGTTGATGCACGTCTGTCCGCGATGGACTACTAAATAAACAGGAGCGACCGTGGCTGAGTATCGTTGGATTGGAGACTTCGGCGGATACGGTTGGGCTATCTGCCCCACATGCAGCGGTCGTGGTCACTGGATTGGAGTAGCCACAACAACGGCTGCTGATTGTCGTACCTGTCACGGCAACGGAAAGGTGTCATGGGGGCGCTGGCCGAACTACAATCCAACGTCAGAGCATGATGAGGGAACGAGAATGGTCCCTCCGCCATTGGCGATAACAAAATAGGAGTTTTTCGTGTGCGACTGCAAAATCTATTGCCAAGATACAGGCAACGGAGATTGCCGCTATATGGTCAAGTGTTCGAAGGGAACGCCGAAGTCTGACTTTGAGCATGTGCCGATGAAGGCCGCGATCGATGATACAGTCTACTGCATCCGCTGTGGACGGGAACTAGGTCTAGCGAATTAGGAGCAACCAGCATGGCCGTCGATTTTTGGACCGATGTTGACCTCTACGAGCCGACTTGCGTCTTGCGCCGGTTCGGCATTGGAGATGTTCTTGAGCAGCAATGGCGCAAAGCAAAGATAGGACGGCTCGGCCACGTCGAGGGATTTTATTATGAATGGCGTCCGGTGCCGCACGTTTACGGTGAACCAAAGTCAGAATAGGAGATTGAAAAATGATCTATGTGCACCCCACCAAACCGCGCGGATTAATCGCCCGTTATGCGATGGCACCGCTGGTGTTTTTGCAAGTCCTCTACCTGCATCCGAAGAATGGCATTGGCTATGCCGCTCGTTGGGCGCGGCAGAGCACCATCGTTCCCAATGGCGTGTTCCCAAATTAGGAGCCGACCATGAGTATGGCAGAATATGAAATCCCGCGCCGCGTCTGCCTTGATCGAATGACGGAAGCCGAGTTGGCAATTCGCCAAGCCGTGATTGAAGTCGAGAAGGTTGGTGCAGACGTTCGACTAACTGACGCCGTGATATTGCTATCGGCTGCACAGACGCGCGTAGCTGACTACGTTGATCGTGTCCCCGGCCTACGCACTGTCCCGCAACAGCTTCAAGAGAATTAGGAGCGCAGACATGAGCCGCAGCGATACCGCGATAGTGGCCTACGCTATTTTTGTCGGCATCAATATGTTGGGGCTGTGTGGTATGCTGTATTTTCGGTTTACGATAGCCAACTAAGGAATTACAGATGCGCGAGGCTCACGACATACCGTTTAAGGGCTGGATACCGCTCAACGCTTTTCTGTGGGTGGCCGCTGGCGCTGCGATCTGGCTTGCGCTGCCTTACATCATCAGGCCGTTTATTTAGGGGCAAATTCCGTGGTCACGAAAGAAGAATGGGACGCGCTAGATAAGAAAGTTAAATCGTGGCTCGATTTTCGCTGCCAACGCGAGCTAGAGGAATCTGCAAAGCGGGTGAAAGATGCGGCGCAGAAACTTCACGATGATCTGCGGCCCGATCCAGAGATTCTACGAAAGCCGACAACTATTTAAGGAGCGCGGCAATCAATAAGGGCTGCCATTTTAACTCATTCCCAAGCCAGTAGTTGCTTATTTGCCGTTTTGAGCGTATGATCATTACTTGCGGGGCTTGCACAAGTTCTCACACCGCAATGCGGTAGCATCCGAAAATTCCCAATTGAATTTCGCAATTAGTTTGTCCCATAAAAGAATTATGAAAGGGTTGCATAATGGATTTCAAATCCGTAACTAGTAGCAATATTGATGCTGTAGCTCATGATCCGAAAACAAACACTCTCCATGTGCGTTTCAAAGGTGGCGGTGTTTATGCGTATCAGGGTGTTGATGCAGAAAAACATGCAGCCCTGATGAATGCTGCTTCAGTTGGTTCATATTTGCATGCCCACATCAAGGGCAAACATGCACACTCGAAGATGGATGGGTAAGTGTTAATGAGAAAAAATGGCTGGTCTGCAAGTGATGAAGCTTGGTTGTACACACATTATTTGACCGCTTCAACACCTCTTGCTCAAAAAGTATTGAAACGAAGCAGCACAGCTATCTCAGCACGCGCAGTTAAGTTAGGGCTTAACAAGAAAAGCTATCTTGCTAAATTGCGGATGATTGATGCGCAGGATCGTCTAAGCACGCTTCATCGTCCTAGGGTAGGTAGGTTCTATCAGTCAAGTTTTGAATTGAGCTAACGACTACTATCGTCCTCTTTACGTTAGGTTCTACAAAGCATGAGCAACGTCTTCCCCCTAGACACTGGCCAGAACTATCGTCAACCCGGTCCTGCACCCTTAACGGGGCAGGACATTACTGTTATTACTGAGGGTGATGGTGCACCTCAGTTTGACCAGGAGACGGGCACAACCCAGATTGAATTGCCGGATGGTGAAGTCACTATCAGCTTTGGTCCCCCTGAGCAGCCCAAGAAGGACTCCAAGTTTGACGATAACCTAGCCAATAAGCTGTCTGAGGCTGAGTTGTCTGTCATAGCTGAGAAGCTCTTGATGGGCATAGAGCAGGATAACCAGTCCCGTTCGGCGTGGCTTGAGAATATGAGTGCAGGCATTAGTCTGCTAGGCTTGGAGATTAAGAACCCTCGTGGTGCTGCAGCGTCTGGCGCTACGCCAGCTGAGGGAACTAGTACGGTTGATCACCCTTTGCTCTTAGAGGCTGTGTTACGGTTCCAGGCTAATGCTAGGGGTGAGTTGTTGCCTTCCGACGGCCCAGTGAAGGTGCGTAATGACGGCGAAGCCAATAGTCTTTCTGATCGTCTGTCCCAGGCCTTAGAAAAGGATATGAATCATTATCTGACTAAGGTTGCGAAAGAGTACTATCCAGATACGGACCGGATGCTGCTGATGCTAGGCTTCAGCGGCATTTCTTTTAAGAAGGGCTATCACGATCCAATCAAGCGGCGTCCTGTTATTGCCTCTATTGATGCGAAGGATTTGATTGTCTCTAATGCAGCAACTGATATTGATGGCGCTGGGCGCGTAACTCATCGTATCATGATGCGTCCTTCCGTATTAAAACGCATGATGTTATTAGGTGCTTACCGTGACATTGCGTTGCCTGTGGCTGGTCTACCTCAAATCAAGAATCCTGTTGAGGCCAAGATTGACGTTATTCAAGGTATTGCCCCGCCTACGTATGTAGAACCTACAGACCAGGATAGAGAACTGTACGAGTGCTACTGTGAAATAGAGGTGCCGGGCTTTGAGCACGAAATGGATGGTGAAGCGACAGGCTTGCCACTGCCATATAAGGTCACGATAGATCATGAAGCGAGACGCATTCTTGAGGTCCGCCGGAATTGGACTGAGGGTGATGACTTCTGTCTTCCTCGTAATCGCATCATTGCTTATGTGTTTATTCCTGGTCTTGGCTTCTATGGCATTGGGTTGCTCAACATTCTGGGTAATGCTACGAAAGCGGTTACAGCCGCATGGCGGCTGATGATTGATGCGGGCATGTTTGCCAACTTCCCAGGCTTCCTTTACCTTAAGCAACTCGCCAAGCAACTTACCAATCAGTTCCGTATTCCTCCTGGTGGTGGAATGCCTATTGATACCATGGGCAACGACATTCGTGCGTCAGTTATGCCCTTGCCGTACAAGGATCCAAGTGCCGTATTCATTCAGTTAATTGAGAATATTGCCACCACAGCCCAGCGGGTTGGTGGTACTGCTGAAATGCAGATAGGCGAAGGCAAGCAGGATGCCCCTGTGGGCACAACGCTGGCGCTAATTGAGCAGGCTACGAAGCTTATGTCAGCCGTGCATAAGCGACTGCACCAAGCCCAGGGCCAAGAGTTTGATATGTTGAAGTCTTTGTTGATGGAGGATCCCGAGGCGTTGTGGCGACATAACAAGAAGTCTGCTGTGTTGGCCCAACTCACGGCGGAAATGGGGTTGCAGCCCCTTACAAACGCCCAGGACGGTGCAGAGCTAAGGCAACGGGCATTGTTCCTTACTGCCTTGCAGGACTGCGAGCTAGTCCCGGCTGCCGACCCCAATACAAGTAGCCAGACCGAACGCTACCTGAAGGTGGTGGCCATGCGGCAAATGGCTGCCACGAACCAGAATATCGACTTGAATAAGGTTGATGAGAAAGCCTTCCACACGATGGGCGTGGACAATCCGGAAGACTTCTTTAAGCCACCACCGGATCCAAATGCACCACCGCCCCCGCCACCGCCAGAACAAGTTACGGCTATGGCTACAATGACGGCTGCGCAGGCTAGGCTGACGGATAGCCAGACGAAAGCAATGGAGGCTAAGACCAAGGCTGCCACGGCCCAGTCCGACGCTGCCATCAAGGCACAAGAGTTGCAGTCTAAGGAGAAGATTGCTTCGCTGGGTGTGGCCCGTGAGTTGGTCATCCACAATGACGATAAGGCTATGGCTGAACGACAGCTGGCTCAGGAGCATATGGGTCGTGCTGCTGACCGGGCGCACGAAGCACAACAGAGTGGGGCTGATCGTGCCCATCAGGTACAACAGACGGGGGTTGATAATAATCAGCGCTCGGCCGATAGGTTGCATGCCCTTGCTCTTGCCCATATGGGGCATCAGGCTGCATTCCGGCAGAAGCAGAGTGATCAGCAGCATGGTATAGCAACAGCTGTACTAGGACATCAGGTTACGTCACAACAGAAGGCTGCCGATCGTCAAAGTAGTATGATGCAACAGGGCGTAGCGCAAGGTCATGAAGCTACACAGAGTGAGTTGGACCGTCAGCATCAGTTGGCGCTGGCAGCGGCTAAGCCTGATGGAGTTGCACCATGAATCGGCGTGAGTTGACGCTAGGACTAGTAGCAACGGTAGCAGTACTACCGTTAGCTCCAGATCCTTGGTGGAAAGGGGGCTGGGTTCCGATTACGAATAAGACCACGCCATGTACTGTACAAGAGTTAGAGGAGTTGCACGGGGCAATTCAAATCTTTAGGTAAGGAGATACAACGATGAGTAAAGTTCTTAAGCGGGGGTCAGGTGGTGGTGTTACACCTATACAAATTAGTCCACCGGGGACCATGAGCCAGCAACAAGCAGCAGCCAGAGCGCACATGGCTGATGTGATTGGTGCTGATTTTTCTGGTAAAGAACACAATTCCTATATTAGGGAGATGGCTATAGAGCATGGATGGAATCCGTTTGACGAAACGTACAGTCAAAGTAAGAGTAAGGGTGGTTCAGTTGAGGGTGAAGGCTCTTCACCAAAACATCGAAACGATCGCACAAAGCGCAAGCATTCATAGATGGTTAAGGCTCCTCCAAATTTGCCAGAAGTTGGGGATAGAGTGAGACTGCGAGGAAATGATTGTGTTGGGAAGTTGGTTCGTCTTATACCAGATCATCCTTGGGCGGTCGTTGAATGGGACAAGGATAAAGTCGGAGCCAGAGTTGTGCATTTACTTGAACTAGAGCAGTTGGTAGGAGTTGTGTCTTGAGTGCCCTTAGTGAGAACATGTTCAATGCTACTATCTGTAATGCTGTTGTGGCAGGCACTTGCGTGTGGATTCTAGATGAAGCAATTGTTTATGCTGGCCCAATTAAGCATTGCCCTGAGATTGTAGACGGAACATTGATGCTGCTTAATACGAAAGACTTTGAGATATTGCAGGCCCATATCAAACGGCACCAGAACTAATGTTCTTCGACGGCAAAGATTACCAGATTGTTAATCCCAAACGGGTAGAAGCTCAGACGTTAAGTCATGCTCCTTTGCGTAAATTCTCAGATGCTGCCTTGCGCATAGCTTATGTCCACGACCAGACGGCAAATGGCTTAGCCAGAACACTGCATTGCAACGTAGGCACTATACGGTCACATGCTCGGCGCTTAGGCTTGGCCCTTAAGGGTAAGCCTGGTGCACGTTGGACTTCTGAGGAAGACGTTATGGTCCGTGAGTGCGGGCGTGGTTTGATCAGTGTAGGGACTATCACAAGAGTGACTAACCATTCCAGTAAATCTATTCGTATTCGTGCTTCTGAATTAGGTGTTGTGCTAGTGATTGGCGGCCAAGCCCAGCGTCCGCCCTATCAGAGCAATCATGGTTCTACTGAGTACGATCATACAATCACAGTAGGTAAGACAGACCGGCTGCTGCTTAAGTTGCATGAGGAGTTTGGTTCGCCTCGGGACGAGGTCTATCCTGGGGTGCAGGTAAGAGCATGACACCACAGAGGGAACAACCCGTTCTTATCTGGATCATCATGATTGTTTTGGTTGGGGCAATTATTGTGCTTGCTTTAGGGGATTTGCCTTGACCCCCACTTGGGACAACCCACGGGATAGTCTGCACCGGGAAATAGCAGAACTGCGGGAAATGGTTGGTGACAGAGACCAGCGCATTGCAGAATTAGTAGATATGTTAACGGTGCCTGACGTTGACTTGCACAGGGTTTGGCGGTTTACTCCTTGTGAGGATAGAGCCTTGCGGTTGCTTCTTAAGGGAGGGCTCAAGACAAGAGAACTCCTGATGAATTTTATGTATGACGATAAGCAGCCGACGCCCCACGTATTGGACATCTTCATTATGAGTCTGCGGCAGAAGTTGGCACCACAAGAGATTGTAATTGATACTATTTATGGGCGGGGCTTTCGTATTTCCGATAAGGACATTGCCCGTGTGAAGCACTTGTGCAAGGCACAAGAGCAGGCAGCATGATGCCTATCCTCGCTCGCATTGAGGACTGGTTAGCCTTAACCCAGATGTGTCGTTGTGTTGAGAAGTTGGCAACTCCAAATAGCACAATGGGTTTCTGTTGCATGCGGGTAGAGCCAGGAGATATGTACTGCAAAAGGCATATGATGGCAGTCGTCAAGTTGCGCAAGTCAAACAATAAACGCGAAGGAACATAGTACAATGTCATATCCGGAAAAAGGCGCTGGCTATTCCCACAAGCCCAAGTTCATTGAGCGGATGAAGCGGGCGGAAGGTGGTGCTGCGCCACAGCCAAGTGATTTATACGACCCAGAGCAATTAGAAAGCATTGCTAGTCAGGAAAAGCGTTTTAATCCGCCGTCTGCGCAGGATCAGCTAGCCGCTAAGCAAGTTGATCCTAACATTGAATTATTAAATACTCCTCGCTCGTTTGGCTCCAACCCACACGGCTCTATTGACGCGCAAGGCAAAGTGCATGGTATGAAGCGTGGCGGCCACAAAAAGTAGTTAGAGAATTTACTCAGCTGCCACTCGGTGCAGCACAAAACAGGAGACTGACCCGATGGCTCACCCGATGAAGAAAGATCTAGAAGGTGTGACTGGGCATAATGCCAAGTTGCGTCGTATGACTGCTCACTATGGTGATGCAGATCCGGCAATGAAGAAGAATGCGCCGGTTGACATGCTCAAGAGTGAAGGCCCAGAAGATGCAGTTGGCTATGGCTCTGATTCGTCTAATAAGACCGCGAAGCGGGGCGACCGTAAAGCTAGACGTTCTACGCCCGCTAATCCGCTCGCTACTTATCGGAAGGGTGGGCGTGTGCACGCCAAGGGCAAGCGTGCTTCGGGTGGTTCCATTTCCGATATTGAGCAGGCCAATGTCGATCAGAAGTTGTCTACCCAGGGCCGCGCTCGTGGTGGCCGCACCAAGCACAAGGGCACCCATGTCAACGTGATCGTGGCTCCTCAGGGCGGCGGAGCTCCTGCAGCGCCTCCTATGCCTCCGTTGGGGGCTAACCCTGCTATGATGCCCCCGAAGCCGCCTATGGTCCCTCCAGGGGCCGGTGCAGGCCCAATGCCGGGCGGACCCATGGCTGGCGGGCCAGGAATGATGCCTCCTATGGCCCCAGGCGCACCGGGCGGTCTGCCTCCTGGCTTAATGCCGCCCCGCGCTCGTGGTGGTAAGGTGGAACACGCCGACGCGAAAGAGGACAAGGCTATGATCAAGAAGATGGTCAAGCCGGAATCACTCAAGCGTGCACGGGGTGGTCGTTTACCTAATCAGAAGCATCACATGACTGCTGGTGCGGCCTCGGGCGATGGACGCCTGGAGAAGATTGGCAAGAAGGCCCACGACGCTGGTCGTCCGCAGACGGTCTAATGTCTTCTCTGAACACTCCAGCATTAACTCGTCAAGCCATCATAAGACTGGTAAAGCTTGAAAGTTTGTACTGGGGTGTTCAGTTTGTGTTTGACGATGGTGAGATTATATGGGCTACGCAGACATTTCCGACGAAGGCTGAAGCCGTTGAAGCCTTGCAGGTTTGGGTTGCGGAAAATGGAGCCCAGACTGCGACAGTTCACTAGGCGTGGAGTATGTATAGATCATGGGCCTTCTTGAACGCCATTTAGACGAAGACTTGATTGATCGCATGGCAGCGGGTTGGACGCCCTCGGCTAGAACAGTGCCTGTCAAGAAGGGCAGGACAGCGCGGGTTGCTAAGAGCTATCGTGCTGCTAGGCGCAATGAAGCCAAAGGAACAGTCTGGGCTGGTGCTCAAGCGAAGCAGCGCTACCTACCACCCATTCGTCTTAACCGTTCCGAGAAGTGGGATGGTGTTGTCTTGACGAAGCCGTATGGCTTTCCGTATGTAAATCGATAAGTGTGGAGAGGCTTTCATGTGTGGCGGGACAGTTACAGGCGATGCTGATGCGGCCAGAAGTCTAGTTACTCTTCTTGAGGGTTATTGCGGTAATACAAACCTAACCTCAAAAGACTTACGACGGCTTATCCGAGAGAACTGGACTATTATTAAGGTACTTGCCCATCAAATTCATGACGAGGAAACTTCTCGCGAAACTGTACGTCGGCAATCGGCAAAGAATATAGCTGAGCTAGATGCAGAAGGCATTATGCGTATAACTGAAGGTAAAGGAACTTCGGAGATTAAGCACTCGTTTAGGATAATCACCGAAGCAATGGAAAAGGCTTAGCTGGTGGTTACTCTCCCTGCCCCTTTTCAAATAAAAGAATGGGTGACGCGATATATGGCGTTGCAGAATCCGGCAACTCAAATTCTTGTTGAACGCAACCGGCGTTACTGGCTTGATCGTACCCGGCAAGAGTTGCTTAACAATTATTGGGGCAATAATCCTGGCGAACTAGACCGCTGGGCTGACGATGGAGGCAGAGCATAACATGCCTCCTTCTCTCCTTGATCCATTTCATCGCGCCCTACACACTCAGGTGTCTAAGACCATTGACGACCGCATGGTCAACCTAGCGCAGGGTGGTGCTGCTTCAATTGAAGGCTCAGCACAGACGGTTGCGGAAAAGTATGCAGCCCATGTGTCCTACATCAAAGCCTTATCAGATGTGCTGGGCTGGTGTGAGGAGCTAGAGCGGGAACAGTATGGGTTACGGCCTAGTGAAGAGGGCGAAGGCCAGGGCGGTGCATAAGTGACTTTACTAGCCCATGCCGTTGCGTTATGGTTGATCGGCAATGAGATTGTGTTTTTGTTGTATTTTGAGGAGAGTATAAATGCCACCTATGCTTATGAAGCACGACGCTGACCCCGCCATGGCTATTATGAAACAGGCGGGCAATCTTGATGCCTTTGAGTTATTTGGGAATCAAGTTTTGCTGGGCGTCTATATGCGCCCCAAGGTTACTAAGTCTGGTATTCACTTGGCAGACCAGACCCTCAAGGAAGACGAACATCAGGGCAAGGCTGGGCTGGTTCTCAAAAAGGGGCCAGCCGCATTTGTATCTGACGACAACTATGATTTCCGAGGTCAGGATGTGCAAGTTGGTGAATGGGTAGCCATCTTCATATCAGATGGACGTAAGATTGCCATTAATGGGCAACTCTGCAGGCTCGTCGAAGATCATCACATTCGTTTGAAGATTCCGGCACCAGACGTAGTATTTTGATTAAGCGTTTTTGAGGAGGAGAATAATTCCGATGGCTGACAAAAAAGATGAAGCAGTTGTGGAAGTTGCTGACGAGGGCGTTGTCACTGTGGACGTTACTGATAATCCTGACCTTGCAGACGTGGGCAAGGAAGCGGCTAAAGAAGGCGAAGAGAAAGAGCCAGTCGTCAAACTGGCTGACGAAGCCAAGCCGGAAAAGAAATCCGTTCCAAGAGTTAAGCTAGCTGAGAAGGCTGCCGTTGACGAAGCTAAGGTCGCCCTAGACCAGGCGGTTAAGACAGCGGCTGATGAACGTAAGGCCCGTGAAGCAGCTGAGGCTACAGCCCAGGCCGAGCGTAGGCGTGCTGATGCGGCCACGAGCCAGGTTACTGCCCGTGACCAGGAACTAGCGGCTAGGGCTGAGGCAGCTGATGCCCGCGAACTAACCATCCTGGATAACGGCATTGCGTCTGCTACGGCGTTGCTGACGTCCTTACAGGACGAGAGCACGCGTCTGATGGAAGCTGGCGAGTTTGCCAAGGTTACGGCAGTTCAAACTAAGCTGGCCCGTGCAGCATCGCAACTCGATAGGCTAGAGGCTGCCAAGGCGGATTACGAATCAGGCGTGCGCACGGTGCCTACCACTGAGGGTCGTGTAGAGGCTGCAGTTGCAAGCCAACTCAATCCTCTAGATCAGTATTTGTCAGGCTTTGCCCCCAAGGCACAGACCTGGCTGCGCGCCCACCCTGAATGCATCCCAGCGTCCATAGGCGGCAACGCAGCTAAGAACGCCAAGATGATGGCGGGGCATTGGGCGGCACTTGGCGAAGGCTTGCAGGAGGGTTCTGACGACTATTACCGGGTCATTGAGGAACATGCTGGCTATCGTACGCCCGTGTCTAAGGCGGCTGACGTTGTAGAGGCTGGTGAGGAAGAGGAAGCCCCTGCGCCTAAGAAGGCCAAGGTGCACCCCTCTGCCCCTATATCTCGTGAGGTGCCTGGCGCAGACGGCAAGGTTGCTCGTACGACTCGTTCGGTCACCTTGACCAAGGAGCAACAGGATGCCGCCAAGATGAGCTTCCCACAGTTGCCCCCGAACCAGGCCTTTGCCCAGTATGCACGCAATTTGCTGGAGCTAGAGGCAGAAGGTAAAATGGGAAGAATTACTCATTAAAGAAACCCAAGATGGAGCGCCGAAAAAGATATCGATGGGGTGGGTGCTGGCGTCGCGTTAGCACAATGATCCGCGCGTATCCGCTTAATCATCGTAGGGCTTGGATTTGGCACCACCCAAAATTCAATTCATAGAATAGGAGTTCTACACAATGACCGAAGCCGAACCCGTTACCCGTCGCCGCCTTAAGACACCAGTTGTGGAGCGTCCACCGCAGCGGGCTACAGCAACTGACGCTCGTGAGCCACAGCACGAACCAGTTCATGCTGAGGCTAGGCGCACGCGCCGTCGTAAGGCCACTGTTAATGACGATATGTTCTACATCCCCATTGACGAGATCCCAGAAGGTTCCTCATACGAGTGGAAGCGCTGGTCCGTTAATGGTCTTGAGGATCCTTTCTACATTGCTCAGATGCGTGAGCAAGGCTGGGAGCCGGTCAATCCGAAGCGTCATCCAACCTGGGTTCCGCCTGGGTACAGCCAGCCGCACATCATTAAGGGTGGCCAGATCCTGATGGAACGGCCAATAGAACTCACGCGGGAAGCCCAGGCTGAGCAACGCAAGCTGGCCAAGAACCAAATGCGTGAAGCCGAGCAGCGTTTGGGTATGACTCCTAAGGATACCTTGACACGGCAGCATCCTGGTGCTGAACCTCGCATCGTCAAGGAGTATATGCGGCCTGTGACTGCAATTGAGGAATAACATTTACTGCTAGAATTGCTCAGGGTCTGCTGCGCGTTGGAAGGGGAACTACCATTGTCAAAACCAAAGCGCCATCCATTCCGATTAATGAATGGCCGTGAGACAGATCCTGACTTTTCCCAGTACCATCATCTACGTCGTCCCATAACAACCTGGATTAGCAATGCGGAATATGATCTGTTCCAGAGCATAGTGAAATCCCACGGGGTGACAGGTGCGGCATATTTACGGGCTGTGCTGATTGATGTAATTGCCGAGGAAGGTCCGAAAGTGAAGACGTTGTTTACGCAGGCTCTAGAAAGTTAAAACTTTTCTTTGATTACCCACTTGACTTTTTGTTTGCTTAACATCCATTACTTGATCATAGAAGTTTTCCGGCAGTCCGATAAGCTGCTGAAGGGTCTCGGAATCGAATTAGGTTCTTGACGATCAAAAGAGCAAACCTGGGTCCCGCATGGGCCTTTAAGGTGACTCCAGCTACAAACTAGCTGCCGAGCGCAATGCGGTAGCCTCTCAACCCTGGTAGTAGTCTAGGTCAAGCTGACCCTAGCCACTAACCAAGCCTGGGACCGTATTCAAATGGCTAACGTCCTTGCACCATTTGGCTTTGCTCAGGTTGGCACCACGGGCATGCCCCCAAACTTTGCGCGTGCTGGTAGTGGTTCCCCGTATAAGATCAAGGCTAGCTTTGTCACCCCCATCTATTATGGTGACGCGGTTCGCATGTGGATTAGTGGTGATGACAGTTCTGGCAACCCCGGTTATATTACGCCTTGGGTAGCTGCTGACGGTAGTTCACCCACTAAGATTCTCGTTGGCATTTTCCTTGGTTGTGAGTATTACTCATCCTCGCAGCGTCAAAACGTCAAGAGTCAGTTTTGGCCAGGTGGTGATGCTGCGGCCGATGGCATAGCCTACGTTTGTGACGACCCTGATTCTGAGTGGATGGTGCAGGCCGGAGTCGCTGCTACGCCCTTCACACAAATCTATGTTGGCTCGACGGCTGATGTTGTGGTTTCCCCCACGGGCAGCACCATCACAGGCATTTCTGGGATGACTCTTGATACACCCACGACTACGGTGTCCTTCCCATTCAAGGTGAGAAACGTAATCACGACCCCGCCGACCGCTAACGGTCGCGACCTGCTCACGGCGTACAACTACGTCACCGTTGCCTTCAACAACCAGATATACAAAGCACTCCTAGGGGTCTAAGCACATGACTGTAAACGTCCAAGCACCCTTCGGTTTTCTCCAGATTGGCACTGCCTCTGGGCCACCGAACTTTGCCGAGAATCATAATCCACCTTATCGGATTGCGTCGGGCTATGGCACCGCCATTTATTTTGGCGACGCCGTACGCATGAACGTTTCCGGCCCTACTGGCTATATTGAGCAGTGGGCTAATGGTGATGGTGGTACTGCTACTAAGATTCTAGTTGGCATCTTCGTTGGTTGCAGCTACTTCTCAACGGCACGAGGCTACAACGTCGAAAGTCGTTACTGGCCTGGTTCCGATGCTACTGGCGACGTTCGCGCTTATGTTGTGGACGACCCAAATAGTCAATGGAAGATACAGGCGGGCATTGGCTCAGCCATCACCCAGACCTCAATTGGTGCTTGTGCTGATATTGTAGCTACTCCGCTGGGCAGTACTGTGACGGGTCAGTCCGGCATGTGCCTTTCAACGCCAACCACAACTGTTACGCTTCCGTTCAAGGTGGTGAACGTCATCACCTCTCCGCCAGGTGCGCCGGGCACGGATCTCACGGCAGCCTACAACAACGTCATCGTGGCGTTTAACAACCAGCAATATAAAGCCCTCCTAGGAGTCTAAGCCATGGCGATCAACGTCGCAGCCATCCGTGACCTTCTTCTGCCTGGCCTCCGGGGTGTCACGGGCGAATATAAGCAGTGGCCAGCTATCTGGCCAAAACTCTTCGACCAGGGCAAGTCAGAAATGGCCCAGGAGCGCACCGCTAGTATGCGCTTCCTGCCACTGGCTCAACTGAAAACCGATGGTGGTCAGACCGCCTTCGACAACAACTCCGGTGAAGCCTTCGTCTATAACCAGTTGCATACTGGTATTGGCCTGGGCTATGGTATCACCCGTAATACGATTGCCGACAACCTGTACAAGGCTCAGTTCCGGCCATCCAATCTTGGCCTGCAACGCAGCTTTGCCCAGACGAAGGAGATCTACGCGGCGGCAGTGTTCAACTCGGCTACCACTTATGACACGACAGTGGGTGGTGATGGAGTTGCCCTGCTTAGCGCATCGCATCCCCTCCCGGCTGGTGGCTCTGGCCCGGCGACCTGGGCCAATACCCCCGGTACGCAAGTGGACCTTAACGAGTCGTCTCTGCTTAACGGCATGATTAGCATCAAGACTGGCATGTACGACAATGCTGGGCTGCGCATGATGGCCACGGGCAAGACCCTCGTAATCCACCCGAACAACGAGCCTGTTGCGCTCCGGCTCCTGCGTGCTGAGTTGCGTCCGGGCACCGCGATGAACGACCCGAACGTGATCCCCACCGTAGCGGGCGGCGTAACGGACTACGTCGAGGACGTGTTCTTTACCTCAGCCTTCCCCTGGTACATCAAGACCGACCAGCCCGGCATGCTCTATCTTGAACGTGAACCGTTTGAGATTGATATGCAGGTGGACTTCACCACGGACAACCTGTTGGTGAAGGCGTGGGAGAGGTACTCCTTCAATTATAACGATCCCAGGGCTTTATGGGGATCCTCACCGACCTCATAACACTCCTAGTCTTTCATCTTAGAGTATGTTATAGTTACTAGGATGAAAGATCTAAGGAGAAGGAATTGATGGAACAAGAAGTTGCAAGTCCGAAAAAGAAGCAGTCGCCGACCAACGTTCGGTCCGCTGAAGTGTTGGCGATTGCTCACTCACGTGTTCTTGAGTTGTTTACTTACGCTCCCCAAAGTGGCAAACTTCTGTGGAAGATAAAAATTGCGCGTAAGGTTGTGCCCGGAACTGTAGCAGGACAGCAGAATTCTGACGGGTACTGGTACGTTGGGTTTGACGGCAAACGGTTGCCCCTACACCATGTGATTTGGTTCTATCATTATGGTTCTTGGCCTACTGAGTACCTTGGCTTTAAGAATGGTAATTACGACGATACCCATGTAGAAAATTTGAAGTTATTAACAGCTTCAGATAAGCAGAAAATTGAAGCCCTTCAACACTTTGGTTTGAGCGCCGAACAGAAAGCTATTAAGTACAATCCTAAGCATAAGTACTGGCGTGTTCGGTTTAAGGGTGTGAAGCTTGGCAAGTTTTACACCTATGAGGCTGCGAAAGAGGTTTATGATAAAGCTCTTAGTGGGGAACTTGACTTAGCTCATCAAGCTGAAGTCAATTCTAAGATGGCGCTTTTGCGGTTGCGTACAAGCTGGCGCATGGTGCTTAAAGCTGGACCGCATGGTTGGAAATCTTTTGCACATTTTGTTGAGACGGTTAAGGACCGTCCCGGTAAGCTTACTAAGCTCCGTCCTAAGGATTTGAATACTCTCATTGGGCCTAATAACTTTGAGTGGGAAACTTTAACTGTTGATGAAGCCAAGGCTCGCTACCAAAGTCAAAGTACGGAAGCTTACGAAGCTTCCCGTGTTAATTGGGTAAGCCGTAAGTTTGGTGTTTCTACTGAATGGTACGATGACACGCTTAAAGCACAAGGTGGTGTTTGCGCTATTTGTGCCAAACCAGAAACTGCTGTTCGGTTAGGAAAACTTCTTCCTCTTAGTGTAGATCATGATCACGTAACCGGGAAGGTTCGAGGCCTCCTTTGTACCTCTTGTAACATCGGAATTGGTGCTTTACAGGATGATCCTACTATTATGCGTACTGCTACTAATTATGTTGAACGCTGGCGTGCAGAACATGTAGCACCTTTGCCCGAAAATGTTGTTTCTCTTAAAGACCATAAAGCTTAGCCTGGCTTGACCGGCGTAAAGCATCAACGCACTGCTCCTCCTCGCGTGTTGCTCAAACTCCCAGAGGGACTAATCCTCCTTCTGGGTCTTTTCCCGAGGACTAGCGACGGGTAGCTCGCTGTCTAACAAAGGATCACGTAGATGACTACGCCCGGTTTTAACAACCCCGCATATCTAGTTGGTCAATTCGGAATGCCGTTGTATGGCATTTCCGGATTGCCGCCGTTTACTGGTAACTACTTCTGGGTCGACGAGACCAACGGGAGTGATGGTAATACGGGTGGTCCTACTGACGCCTTCAAGACGCTGACCCAGGCGCTGTCCCGGTGTACGTCCGGTAATAGCGACGTCATTTTCATGACCGGCTCAGTGCATACTGCGACAACTATCGCTTGGAACCTGAACAAGACCCATCTTATTGGTCTGTCACCGCCGTCTCAGAATAGCCGGGCGCGTATCGCAATTACGAATACGGCCTCGACGACAGCGGTTACTCCGTTGGTCAATGTCACGGCATCAGGCTGCATCTTTCAGAACATCGAAGTGTTCAACGGGGTCAACGCTAACTCGGCTCAGGTTGCCTGGCTAGAAGCGGGTGGCCAGAACTTCTACCAGAACTGCAATTTCATTGGCACAGGCCATCTTACTGCCGCTGCGCATGCCGGTAATCGGGCACTCTCTGTTGCCAGTGATGAGAACTTGTTCAAGGAATGCACGATTGGTGGTGACACCATTTTGCGGGCCACGGGTAATAATGCTACGATGGACACTATTGTCAATCCAACCAGTGGTTTGGGCGCGGCGCGCAACATCTTCCGAGATTGTGCCTTCCAGGCTTGGACGAGCAATGCTGCCGACCTTCATGTGCTGGTTGCGGCTGGCACTATCGACAGGTATCTCCTGTTCCATCGCTGCACCTTCCTGAATGCAATCAACTCAACGGGTACGGCTATGACCGTAGGCTTCACAGTCAATGCCTCTGCGGGCGGTTCTGTGCTGCTGCAAGAGTGTGCCTCTGTTGGGGCTACCGTTTATGCCACGACTGGGCCTATCTATGTACAAGGTTCTGTGCCAACTGGTGCGACCTCTGGTCTTGCGGTTGCGGCTACCTAACCAATAACCTGATCGTAAGCAGGTAACCTTCTTACGACCGAGCCCACGGATCCGGGTCACTACGAAGGAATTCTGTCATGTCTCGTTCCCGTCATATGAAGCGCGCCAAGGGTGGTGCTACTGTTTACGCTGGTGAAGGTTCTAACGTGCTCAAGGAAGCCGAAGAGCGCAAGCGTGGTGGCAAGGTTCACGGCGAAGGCGAAAAAGGCAAAGAACGTGGCGATCGTCGTAAGCGTGGGGGCAAGGTTGAGCGCAAAGAACACGAGCGCAAGCATGGCGGTAAAGTTGAGCATGAGAAGGAAGAGCACGAACGTAAGGCTGGCGGTGCTGTTTCCCCAGGCCGCAAGCGCGGCGGCGGTATTGGGGCGAACTTGACCCCACTTAGCACGGCTGCCCGTATCAAGGAAGTCACCAAGGGTGAGTCTTCCGAGGACGAAGGCAAGCACTAGCCTTTAGGAGGCTCTCCTAGTGGCTAAGCTGAGCACCAAAGCCCGTAAGAAGCTGCCAGGTAAGTCATTTGCTGGGCCGGGCCGCTCATACCCCATAGAAGATGCAGCCCATGCCAGGAACGCTCTGGCAAGGGCTGCACAGCATGCCAGCCCCGAACTAGCCGCTACGATCAAGGCCAAGGTCCGCCGCCGTTACCCCGGCATAAAGGTCGAGGGCGAACCCAGCAAGCCCCGTGCTGACCGCCCCAAGCGTAAGAAGGACTGAGTTTTATGCGGCCAATTGTTGTCAAGGTCGGCCCTCTAGCCGCTGCCTCACCCAATAACATTGTTACGGTACAGGCCACTCCAGCGGTTGGAGCCATTCTTCCGTTGACTGCAGGAGCCGCTGCTGGCACTATCCCAGACACAGCACGCCGTGTCCTAATAACGTCAACTGGCAACGATAGTGGCACTACAATTACTGTTTCCGGAACAGACTGGAACAATTCGCTAATAAGCGAAAATGTTACAGGTATAAATACAACTGCGTACACGGTATACGATTACAAGACGGTTACCAGTATTGTAATTCTTTCGGCTGCCGGTGCTAACACCGTTGGCAATATTACTGTTGGTACGAACGGAGTAGCGTCAAGTCGTCCAGTTTTCCTTGATACTTTTGCTATGCCGCAGACGTCAATCCAGGTCTCGGTGTCAGGAACAATCAACTACACGGTTCGGCAGACACTGGACAATCCAAACTCGCCAAACAATCCTGTTCTTTATTCTGCAGTTACCTGGTTGAACCACCCCGATAGCAACCTTGTTGCAGCTGCAGGGAATGTGCAGGGGAATTATGCTTATGTGCCTTCAATGGTACAACTTTTGATCAATTCAAATACTAACCCCGCCTACGCTACCATGACGCTTATTCAAGCGGATGCCTAATGCCGGGCTTAATTGAAGACACCACTGGTCTTTACTATGGGCAAGGACTTAGCTTTGAACCTAGCTTAGGTGGCGCTGGTTTAACTAATACATCAACAATTGATACTGTTCTGTTTACGGGGGCAGGCAACCTAGTTGCAGCCACAAAACTTCTGGTAGCTGCAAGGGCTACTTTCGGGGGTAGTGGTTCTTTCTCCGTGCATGCTTCCTAATAGGGTCTTATGCCAACTTCCAATACTTTCTCCTTCAATCCTGCTATTGGAACTCTAACGCTCAATGCTTTTGCGCGTTGCGGTGTGCGACGTACTGAGCTTACCCCGCAGCACATGAGTGATGCATTTCTTGAGGCAAATTTTCTTCAAGGCGATTGGGCAGCGGATGGGATCATCTGGTGGACTGTAGAGCGTGTAGATCAACCTTTGACGGCTGGTGCACCTACTTATGGGTTACCCACTAACACAATAACGATCTTAGATTTATATATTACGGCAAATGGTCAAAACCGTTTGATTATGCCTTTCTCTCGTACGGACTATGCTAGTTTGGCTGAGCCATTACAGCAAGGGTTCCCAACTAGCTTTTGGTTTGACCGGGCACTGATACCTACTGTTACATTGTGGCCTGTGCCGGATAACAACACGACGTATTCAATGTCCTATTACGTTTATACCCAACCTGAAGATGCTTTGTTGCGGGCAGGCGGTCAGGCAGCTATTCCTTACTGGTGGTTAAATGCGTACGTGGCTGACCTATCCCATCGTCTTGCGCGGATTTATGCGCCTGCCCTAGAAGCTGCACGTAAAATGGATCGTGATGAAGCTTATCAACGGGCATGCAAACAAACTGAGCCGAGTCCACTTTTCGTAACGCCTGGACTTTCTGGCTATTTCAGAGCGTGAGTTTTAAGCAAACTTCTGGCAAGCCTTTATTTTGATGTTACCAAGGCGTATCAAAATCAAAACCGTGGAGGAGTGTCTATGTCTGAAGTTGAGCATGCTGTAAAAGTATTACCTATCGATAATGATCTTCAGCAAGAAGTTAAGAAACTGGAGGCTGAGGGTTGGGAGTTGATGCCTGGTATTCTGCCCGTGGCGGTCTACCACGTGGTTCGGATTAAGAACAAGCCCCAATTTGCTCAGGCTGCTGAAGGCAACATGGGTATTGACGACACCAAGGTAGGTATCCTTCGTGATGGCAAGTTGGTGAACTAGCCGTGAGTATGGGGTGGGCTGCGATTTGTCGGCTGGGGGGTGTTGGTGATAATCTCATAGCAGCTTCAGTGCTGCGCCCGCTTAAACAACTTGGGTATAAGACAGAGGTAATTACTACCGAGAAGGAAACCCACACGGTCTTCCTTAACAACCCTTTCATTGATAAATTGTCATTGAAGGGTGAGAAGGATATTCCTGGGGGTGCTGAATGGCAGAAGTGGTTTGCTGCTCGTGCCGGTGAGTACGAAGTCTTTGCCAATTTATCACATTCCTGTGAGTACCGTCACGCTTTATTTCCGGACTCAACTGCGTTCTGGTGGCCTTCAGAGTATCGCCGCAAGCTTTGCGCTGGGTCATACCTAGAAACTGTTCATGATATTGTGGGTGTCCCGCATACGTTTGGGCCACTGTTCTTTCCTACCGAGGAAGAACAGGAACGTGCTGAACGTACCCGTGACGAACAAATAAAGGGTCGCTACATTGCCTGGGTAGTTTCTGGGTCACGCCTCGATAAAATTTACCCGTATGCGGCTATGGCTATCGGACGGCTTATTCGAGAGCTTAATGTTCCCGTGGTTATGATTGGGGTAGGAGCTAAGCAGTTTGAGATGGCTAAGCAGATGATGGAACATGTCAATCGTCAGAATGGCACGAAGGATATGCTTCATCTGGCGTTGTCTCCTGATAATGCTGATCCTGGTGGTAACCAGGATTGGCCCATTCGTCGTTCCCTTGCGCAGGCTATGGCAGCCGACTTGGTTATTACCCCTGATACGGGTGTGGCTTGGGCGGTAGCTATGGAGAACGTACCTAAGATGGTTATGGTCAGTCACGCCAGCGTTGAGAATATTACCAAGCATTGGGTCAACACAATTACACTGCACGCGGACCCCAACAAGGTGCCTTGCTGGCCGTGCCACCGGTTACATAATGAGATTGCTACATGCGTGCCTAATAAGGATATGGGTCAGGCGGCGGCTTGCATTAGCGATATCTCAGTGCAGACTATCGTCGAGACTGCTGAGCGGCTTTGGAACAAGAATAATGTTATACCATTGAGAGAAGCGGCAGAGTAAGATGTTAGCCAAGACTCCACCTATTGGTAGTTGTGCTCAGGACAGCATTTCAAGTATCAAACTTGAAATTGAGGACTGGCTTTACGCAGAAGTAGGTGGCGAAGTACAGAGTGGCCCATTTGAGGGAATGAAGCTTCCAAAGGAGAAAGCTTGGCGAGAGTCCTACCTGCCTCCTATGCTCTTGGGATGCTACGAGGAAGAACTTCATGGCGTACTTACTCAACAGATTGAACGACTGAAGAATTGGGAGCGTTTACCCAACGTAGTGGTTGTTGGTTGTGCAGAGGGTTATTACGCAGTGGGTCTTGCTCGAAGGTTACCAAAAGCTACTATCTATGCTCTGGATATTGATGCTATGGCGTTAGAAATAGCAGCAATAGCGGCTAAAGCCAACGGTGTCTCGCTGAAAATTGGTGCGCCGTTGAATGAAGTCTTTGCTGCTCCTAATCTTATTGTTATGGATTGCGAAGGGGCTGAGGTTGATTATCTAAACTTAGATACTTTTCCTGCTTTGGCGGGTTCTTATATCATTCTTGAGGTACATAATCTACCAAACCAGAATACAGACGCTATAATTCTTGATCGGTTTCGAGGCACTCATCGTATCGATATGATTATGGAAGGTCCGCGCAATCCTACCAATTATACGCAGCTTTGTGCCTTATCATCCACCTACCGTTGGATGGCGGTGTGTGAAGGTCGGCCTTGTCTTATGGCTTGGTACTCAATGACGCCCAGAGGGATGAGCGTCTCATGAAGATTGGAATTATTGGAGTAGGGGTCGTTGGTGGTACGTTGGCTTATGGCTTTAATCGTATTGGTCACGAAGTCATTAAACACGACCTTAAATTGGCAACTAAGATTGACGTTGTTTTAGGTACACTTCTTACTTTCGTGTGTGTACCAACACTGCAGGCTGTTAACGGCTTGTGTGATACTTCTTCTGTAGAAGAAGTTGTGGCCTCCTTAGCCGAAATTGGTTATGAGGGTGTTGTTGTTATTAAGTCAACGGTTACTCCTGGAACGACGGATAGGTTAGCAAAAGAGTTTCCTTTCCTACGCTTAGCGTTCTGCCCAGAATTCTTGCGGGAGAAGTCAACTTACAGTGATTTTGTTGAAAATCATGATGTGTGTATTATTGGAACTCTATATGACAAGGACTTTGAGTTGATCAAAGCTGCCCACGAACCTTTGCCCAAGGCGTACGAACTTTTGACCCCAATTGAGGCTGAATTGGCTAAGTACTTCTCAAATACATTCAATGCAGCGCGAATCATATTTGCTAATCAGTTCTTTGAGGTTTGTAAGGCTGTGGGCGCTAACTATACAGCGGTCAAGAATGCAGTGTCTAAGCGTACGAATATTGGGGGTTATTACCTGGATTGTAATGAGAACTTCCGTGCATTTGGTGGTTCGTGTTTGCCGAAGGATACTTCGGCTCTTGCTACTTTTGTAAAGGAGAAAGGGATAGACGCTCCTATGTTTGAATGGCTGCTGGCTGCAAACGAGAGGATCAAAAGCAAATGATCCTGGTCACAGGGGGCATGGGTTTTATTGGCCGGGCTTTAGTCAAGGCACTTGTTGAGCGTGGTGAGAAGGTGCGGGTACTTGATAATGGCTGGCGGCACGGCCAAGGGCACAAGATGCCAAATGGCGTTGAATTCTTCAATGGTGATATTCGTGATAGTGCAACTGTCTTGCAGGCTGTGGCAGGTTGTGAAGAAGTGCATCATTTAGCAGCGATCAATGGTACGTCAAACTTCTACAAGTACCCTGGATTAGTGCTGGACGTTGCGGTTAAGGGCATGATTAACGTGCTCGACGCTTGCAAGGTGCATGGAGTTAAGACCCTAATGCTGGCATCCTCGTCAGAGGTCTACCAGACGGCAGTGGTTATCCCAACACCAGAGGACGTCCCGCTGGTTATTCCAGATCCGTACAACCCGCGCTATAGCTACGCTGCTGGGAAGATTATCAGCGAAATGATGTTGCTGCATTCCGCGCGTAATATCGAACGTGCTATTATCATGCGTCCCCATAATATCTACGGTCCCAATATGGGGAATGAGCATGTCATACCCCGACTGGCTAGGGACCCAAGTAACTTTACGGATGGTCAGCAGACTCGTGCATTTTGTTATATTGACGATGCAATAGACGGTTGGATGATAGCTCGTGAGCATGGTGAACACCGTCAGGTTTATAATCTAGGTACAGACCACGAGATTCGAGTAGTTGACCTTGCTTATCGTATTGTGGCATTGGCTGGGTTTACTCCAGTAGTTTCTGCCCCTGCTCCGGCGGATGGTGGTACAGAACGAAGGTGCCCTGATATATCGAAGTTGAGGGCGCTGGGGTACCAGCCCAAAGTTAGCCTTGAAGAGGGTTTAAGCAAATCGATGGAGTGGTATCGTGCAGCTGCATAAGTGTCAGAACTGTGACGAGGTAACGACTAAGATCATGTCGCTTGGCTATATGCCGCCGTGTAACGCAATGCCAAAGATTGGTGAACCCCGCCGGGCACAACGCTGGATACCAACTGATCTGATGTTGTGTCGTTCGTGCGACCTGGTACAGCTTGCGTACGTTGAAGCGCCAACTGATGTATTTCCAGCTGATTATCCCTACGTCAGCGGATCAACTAAGATACTGCACGATAACTTTGCAAATCTGGCAAAGGAGGCTCCAGCGATTGCTGGGATGAACTTAGGAGACTTGGTGGTTGACATAGGGTCCAATGACGGAACACTGCTCTCGAAGTTCGAGGGTTATCGGCAACTTGGCATTGAGCCAACGGATACTGCAAACATTGCGATCTCGAATCACGTCCCAACAATCCAACAATACTTCTCTGTTGGACTTGCCAAGCGTGTGGTGAGCGATTATGGAGCGGTTAAGCTTGTCACTTGCGCTAATTGTTTTGCCCATATTCCGGATGTTCACGCGGTAGTAGACGGCGTGCTTGAGTTGCTGGCACCTGACGGTGTATTTGTTACTGAGTCCCATTATTTAATGGGGCTGATTGAGCGATTACAGTACGATACGATTTATCAAGAACACCTGCGTTATTACTCACTCAACTCGCTAACTAACATTCTGAAGCGGCATGGACTTAACGTATTTCATGCCAAGCATATCCCAAGCCACGGCGGTTCGATCCGCGTCTACGCTTCGCGAGAAGCGCGTACTGTGTCAGCATCCGCTAAGAACCTGGCAGCCAGTGAGTTGCGCGCTGATGCATTGCACGCTCGTTTGCAAACATTTGCGAGAGATGTACAGGCATCGCGTTTTGCGCTGCTTGAACGCATAGCCAATGCTAAGCGGCGTGGCCACCAAGTTGTTGGTCTTTCAGCACCGTCGCGTGGTGGTACTGTGGTGAGCTACTGTGGCCTTGACGAAACAATGATCGACTACGTCTGTGAGATTGTAGGCTCGCCAAAAATTGGCCGCTACATGCCGGGCACCGAGATTCCGGTAGTTGACGAGAGCAGGTTATTTACTGATCAACCCGATTACGCCATAATCTTCTCTTGGCATATTGCCGATGAGTTAATACCAAAGTTGCGAGCTAAAGGTTACAAAGGTGAATTCATTTTGCCATGCAATCGTGAGAGTGATTATGCTCAAGCTGCATAACCTAACCTTGGTGATGATTGAGACTCGCGAGCATGAACTTGCCGCGTTAGCGGTTGAGGATTGTCTCAAGGTTGCAGAGTTTGGTGACGTGTTGATCCTGACTGATAGGTCAACTGCGTTCCCTCGTATTGGCACTCGTATTGAAGAAGTTCCTGACTGGTCAGACAAACTCGGTTGGGCACGTTCAATGTGGTACGACGTGCCTCCATTGGTAAAGACCTCCCATATTCTAGCCATCCAATGGGACAGCTGGATTTGGGACCCATCAGTGTGGCGTGATGAGTTCCTAAATTATGATTTTTGCGGAGCGCCGTGGTGGTATAAGGACGGCAAGAATGTTGGTAATAGTGGCTTCTGTCTTAAGAGCACGCGACTAGCCCGGTACCTTGCTAAGAACCGCGACAAGTTTCCGTGTGATTCCAGTATTGAGGATGATTTGTTGTGTCGTAAGTATCGTTCTAAGTTGGAGGACGTTGGGTTTCGCTGGGCTCCTGAGAAGGTAGCTTACGACTTCTCATTTGAGGGTTGTGGGGGTAATAAGCCCACAAAGCATTTCGGTTTTCACGCGGCCATGAATTTTGGACTTGTTCTTGATCATGACCGGCTGCTTGAACGGGCAAGGCTCATGTTCAAGTCGCTTTACATTCGAGATAGTTATATTGCGAAAGCTTTCTGTGAGAAGAATCCTGATGTTGTTAAAGAATTGTTAGATGAAGAAAACAGTCCTAAATTGAAGGAAGTGACCTAACAATGCAGTATTACGTTTATGAGCATTGGAGGCCAGATACTGGATTGCCCTTTTATGTTGGGAAGGGGAAAGGTGGGAGGGTTAACTGTACTCAGCGGAACAAATACTACGTTCGCGTTGTTAATAAATTGAAGCGCAACAACCTAGAAATTGAAGTTCGTAAGGTTTTCTCTGGGCTAGACGAGGAAATGGCTTTCGCTCTTGAGAAGTCCCAAATTGCATATTGGCGTGCGCGGGGCATTGCGTTGACAAATGCAACGGATGGTGGTGAGGGTATTTCTGGGTATAGATTCTCTGACGCACAAAAACAACATATGAGCAAAGTCATAAAGGATCTTCCCCCCGAAGTTTGGGCTGTGATTAAAGCAGCTGTTAGTAAGGCTCGAAAGAATCACACCCCTTCGGATGAGACTCGTAAGCTGATGAGCATTTCGCAAACTGGGCGGAAGCACCTTGAAGAAACAAAGCAGAAGATGCGTATTAAGGCTTTGGAGCGCGAAGCTATGAGGCGCGAGTTGGGACTTGTTCAGCAAGGGCATTTAGGATTTAAGCATAGTGCAGCTACAAAACAAGAGATGCGCCTTATTGCATTGGCAAGAGGAGAGGTCAGTGCCGCTACTAAAGAAAAACTGCGTGACGCGGTTAGTAAGCGTTCCCGTGATAGTCGCGGGCGGTTACTGCCTTTAAATAACCCCTCTTGAACTAAAAGGAAAATATCATGGCTAACATATCAACGTATCTTACCCGCGCGTACCTCGACTGGTGCTTGAATGGAGCTACTCCGTCGCGCCCTGGTGCGGTGTGGGCAGGCCTCGCAGCTGGTACCCCAACGTCAGTTTCTGGTTCAGAGATTGGCACGTTGACTGGCTATTCCCGTGTGACGGCCCTGTTTGGCGCTGCGGCTTCGCCTGCTGGATCAGCATCTAATACTGCGGCCATGACTTTTGGCCCGTTCTCCTCAACGGGTTCAATTCTTGGTCTGCAACTGTGGGATGGCTCGCCAGTGGCGTCGTCCGATATGCTCTGGTATGGGACGCTGCAAACCGCACGCACCATTCTGATCGGCGACTCATTGGTTGTTGCTGCTGGAGCGTTAACGATCACGCTCTCATAAGTCAAAAAATGACGGTCGAAGTCAAAACCACTACAGGCGCTTCTACCTGGACCGTTCCTGCGGGCGTGACTTCTATACAAGTTGAGGCTATTGGCAATGGCGGCACGCCGACTATCGGCGGTGGCGCTGGTGGTGGTGCCTATGTGATGGTGGCGGCTATCCCTGTAACCCCTACCAACACAGTTTGGTTAAACATTGGTACGGCTGGGGGAACGACTCCCACTTGGTTAAATGTTGCAAGCAATGCTGCGCCAACATTAGTATCGCAAGGCGTTCTAGCCGACTACGGAAGAAATTCTGGGGGTTCAACAGGCGGCGCTGGCGGTGCTATTGCAAACTGTATTCCTACTTCCGTGGGAGGAGGCAATCTAGCGTATGCTGGAGGCACTGGTGGCGCTCGTGGAGCGTCTGGCAGTAATGGAGGTGGCGGCGGTGCTGCTGGCCCAGATGGAGCAGGACAAGTCGGTGGCGCGGGGGATGCTACTTCGGCTACTTCTGGCGGCGGAGGTGGCGGTGCAGATGGATCGTCAAGTACCGCAGGGCAAATTGGCCAAACTTTAGCTGGTGGTGCTGGTGGTCAAGGACCCGCCGGATCAGGCTCCGGTGCTGGCGCTACATCTGTGGCGACGGCCCAAGTTGGCACTGATGGCGGCGGGGGTGGCGGTGGATTTGTAACAACAAATCCTAATGGAGCCCAAGGCGGTACGCACACAATTACTGCGTGGGGATCGGGCTTCGGTCCAGGCGGTGGCGGGGGCGGTAAAGAAGGAGCGGCAAGCAATGCCGGGGGGTCCGGTGGTACTTACGGCGGTGGAGGTGGCGCTTACCTCACTTCTGTCGGCGGCCAAGGCATCATCGTTATTACTTATACTTCTAGTACGGCTTGGACGGGTTCATTTGTAGGTTCAGGCTCAGGGACTTTTACGGGAGGCGTACAAGCTTTATTAGTTGCTAGTACTTCTCTTTCGGGGGGAAGCAACTTAGCAGTTGATACTCAGGACTTCTTAGCTGCTACAGCTACTTTTATCAGCGTTGGTAGCCTAAGTGCTACTACTAATGTTCTGGTAGCTGCTCAGACTAATTTTGTTGGTATTGGTAATTTATCTGCAACTGCAAGTATTGTTAGTGCTACTATATTTGTTACAGCTGCTTTTGTTGGTACTGGTTCTCTAACTGTTATTACTGCAGCAACCTTACGAACTGCTTCTGCCGCTTTTGTTGGTACTGGTTCTCTAACTGTTATTACTGCAGCAACCTTACGAACTGCGTCTGCCGCTTTTGTTGGTACAGGTCATCTATCAATAAACACAAATGCCTTACTTGCTGGGTTGGCTGCCTTTCATGGGGTAAGCTCGCTAACTGCTAATACTAAATCTTTATTCGCTGCCATTATTGCTTTCGCGGGTACTGGAAAGCTAAGTGCCGCTGCTGTTCAAAACTCTCTTGCGGTTGTAGGTTTTGCTGGATTAGGTAATCTTTCAGCTACCCTTACGGCTATATTCCCAATAGCATGTACCCTTAATGGTACAGGTGGATTACTAACAAGCGCCACGCTTTTGCAAGTTGGGTCTGCTGCTTTTGTGGGTGTGGGGAGTTTTGCAGTCCATGTAGGAGTAAATACAGCCATTCTCGCTGCCTTTGCAGGAGCAGGACAGTTGTCAGCTACAGCAGGCGTAATATACACTATTTTTGCGACGTTTAGTGGTGCAGGTAGTCTACTAGCCAATGTTCTTGATTTTCTGTTTAATGCCACGGCTACTTTCTCTGGGAGTAGCAAGATGTGTGCCCAAGCCATTGTTCGTTTAGGTCCAAAAGGTGTTAAAGTTAATCAATTTGTGTTTGGTTCTGGCACTGCTTTTAATCGTATTATTCAGGCTGCGAAGTAAGTTATGACAGTCCGGGCAGGATCATTTGTAAGTGTAGGCCAGAGTTCTCTTTCTGTTGCAGCTAATACAGCCTTAATAGCACAAACCGTTTTCTCTGGTACTGGTTCACTTTCTGCTAACGCTGCGCGACTCACAACCTTTGATCTATCAGAAGTATTTGCAGGCGTAGGTTCTCTTTCTGCTTCTGCACAGACATTTATCTACTTGAGTGAAAGATTTGCAGGTGCAGCTAGCCTTTCTGTTTATGCAACAATGAATTCGGTATCTATAGTGTTTATGGGGCAAGGAGGTCTTTCTGTTACAGATAGAGCAGTCTTATCTGCGTCAGCTAGTTTTGCAGGTAATAGTAAGATTTGTGTTTTTGCTAACGTGCTTCTTGCTACCCGTGGAGTTGTTCATAATGTTATGCGTCCCGGCTCCGGCCCAACCAATAATGTGATTGTATGAGACCACACGGAAATCATGCTAGAGTTAATCCGTCTGACCCGGCTGCTCTCGCAGTTTGTGATCGTTGTGGACGTTGGTTCAACCATAAGGATTTAGTTTGGCAGTTGGCTTGGGCCGGTACGCAAATTTATAACACCCAGGTTCTTGTTTGTACACAAGGGGACTGCTACGATACTCCTAATGAGCAACTTCGTACTATCATTCTACCCCCAGATCCACCACCTATCTTGAATGCACGTGTGCCTAACTTTGCTTACGAGGAACAGACCATACGCATCACTGAATATAATTCACCTAAGAATCCACCCTGGGGGGCAGGACCACAAATGGCACGATGCCTACAAAATGGCACCGTCTCGCGCATTTTAGAATTCAACACGAGTAGTTAAATGACCGCACCCTTTATTCCGCTTGATGGCCGCATCACGAGTTTGCAAAGTCTTCCGCTTGCCTTAACAGGGGATGAAGTTATTGAGATTGTTTCCCCTGGTAACGCAACTAATGGAAATAACTATCAGGTACTACTCAGCGTCCTTGCTGCATTCTTCTCAACGAATGTAGGGTTACAAGCGTACACAGTGACAACGTTGCCAACTCCTTCTGCTGCAGGAGCGATGGCTTACGTTACGGATGGTGACTCTGGGCTTGCTTGGGGAGATACTGTGGTAAATACTGGGGCAGGAGCTACCCAGTACGCTGTGTGGTTTAATGGAAGCAACTGGACGGTATTTGGTAAATAATCATGGCCCTAACCTACACAACTTTTGTAACCTCGTTGGCAAACCTTTTGGTCGTACCACCAACGGACCCAAATTTTGTGCTTGTGCTCCCCAACATTATTGATGATGCTGAACAGAGAATATATCGTGAACTTGATTTGCTCTCTACCATTGTACGTGACAATTCAGGGGTGCTAACGCCTAACAGTCGCAATTTTACTTTCCCCCAGCATTTTGTTGTAAGTGAATCAATCAATGTATTTACCCCAGTAACGGTCAACACTTATCGCAATCAGTTAATAGCGGTCTCTCGTGAGTTCCTAGATGCTGTATACCCTGATGAAATAGCAGGAGGGTGTTGTGGTCCTGCTGTGCCAGAGTACTACGCTATGATTACGGATCAGACAATCATTGTGGGGCCAGCGCCTGATGCAGCTTACACAATGGAAGTTGTGGGTACAATTAGGCCAGCGCCACTTAGCAATGCAAATCAGACTACGTATTTGACATTGTACTTGCCAGATTTATTCTTTACGGCTGCCCTCGTCTTCGGTTACGGCTATTTGAAAGATTATGGTGCTAGTACTGATGATCCGAATGCACCTGCTAATTGGGCAGCACATTATAATGCACTGAAGCAGTCAGCTGACATTGAAGAGAATCGTAAAAAGTACGCATCTCAGGCTTGGACGCCCAAATCGCCTGCTCCGCTTGCCACTCCACCCCGCACCTAGAAGAGTTAGCCTATGGCAGACCCTGTAACCAATAATTTTAGTCTCATTCAACCTACAGTTGGTGCTGACCTTAATATATGGGGAGGTGTTCTTAACAATGGTGTAGTTGCTGCTCTTGATGCTACGTTAGGGTCAAATCTAGCAGTTGCTATAACAGTGGCAGACGTCACGTTAACTGCTTCTCAGTGGCAGAATGCTATTTTTGTTGTAAGTGGTGTACTGACTGGCGCTCGGAACTTAATTCTGCCACTCTCACCTAACTCAGCTACCGTTGCGGTAGGGGGACGCTTTGTAGTTGTCAATAATACAACGGCTGCGTATAGCCTTACTGTTAAGACTGCAGCGTCTGGCTCCACGGG